ATGTTCGTAGAACTGGTTTATGACAAGCGTAATGTTGAAGGACTCGAAGGGGCCAGCGAGATCATTCTGGCCGAACTGACGAAGCAGGTGCACCAGATTTTCCCTGATGCCGAAGTGAGGGTGAAGCCGATGCAGGCAAACTGCTTGAATAGTGATACCAACAAAAGCGATCGCGAAAATTTGAACAGATAGCTTATTAAAAATAGATTTATCTTAAACCACGTCATTTACATTTAGCCACCTCCCCAAAATCCGGATTCAGCTTAAGAAAAATGCGACAATACAATAAAAACATATCATATAAGCCCCCTCAACAAATGTAATTTTAAGGCCAACAAACACCTCTAACTTATTCACTTTCAATTAATTTCATAAATAATGATTAACAACAAAAGAATTGTATTAATATCCACACTGTAGTATATAATTACATTAACAAAATTACTATTCGGCGAGTATATTATGTTAAGACACATTCAAAATAGTTTAGGCAGCGTTTACAGAAGTAATACAGCAACTCCTCAGGGTCAGATTATTCACCATCGTAACTTTCAAAGCCAGTTTGATACCACAGGCAACACCCTCTACAATAATTGCTGGGTTTGCTCATTAAATGTTATCAAATCCAGAGATGGCAATAATTATAGTGCATTAGATGACATCACTTCTGATAATCAAGCGTTTAATAATATATTAGAGGGTATTGATATAATAGAATGTGAGAATTTATTAAAAGAAATGAATGTGCAAAAAATACCTGAATCCTCTCTTTTTACAAACATTAAAGAAGCTTTACAGGCAGAAGTTTTCAATAGTACTGTAGAAGATGACTTTGAGAGTTTTATTTCTTACGAATTACAAAACCATGGACCACTGATGTTGATCAGGCCTTCACTTGGCTCGGAATGTCTACATGCAGAGTGCATTGTAGGCTATGATAGTGAAGTGAAAAAAGTATTAATTTATGATTCAATGAATACCTCACCTGAATGGCAATCAAATATTGATGTCTATGACAAGCTTACCTTAGCATTCAATGATAAATATAAAAATGAAGATTGCAGTATTTGTGGTCTTTACTATGACGGTGTTTATGAGCCAAAACCTTTACACTCCTCCTCCTGGAAAGACTGGTGTACCATTTTATGATAGTTAACCTTTACCAAGATAATTATTCAGGCTACCGCCAACATGGGGTGTCGGGGGTCGGAGGTTCAAATCCTCTCGTGCCGACCAAAATTCCCCTTAAAAACCAGCCTGTCAGGGCTGTTTTTTTTATGGCTCAATTTCCTACGGGGAAGCTATGGGGTGAAACTGGGGAATAAAGCCGTCGAGATTCGACGCAATTTGCGATTGATTCATCAGTTTGCTCACTGCTCAGTTTCGGAATTCATCAATACACAAATTTTCATTTCGAATTACTGTATAAATTCCCTGTAAATCATTACCGGAGCGCGCCACATTTTCCCCCTGCCCTATACTTTCAGCCTGACGACTGGAGGTTTCATATGTGTGGACGCTTTGCACAAGCACAGACCCGTGAAGAATATCTGGCATATCTGGCCGACGAAGCCGATCGTAATATTGCTTATGACCCTCAGCCTATAGGCCGGTATAACGTGGCGCCCGGGACTAAAGTCCTGCTATTGAGCGAACGCGACGAGCAATTACATCTCGACCCGGTGATTTGGGGTTACGCTCCCGGATGGTGGGATAAAGCTCCACTTATTAACGCCCGTGTCGCGACAGCGGCCTCCAGCAGAATGTTTAAGCCACTATGGCAGCATGGCCGGGCTATCTGTTTTGCCGATAGATGGTTCGAGTGGAAGAAGGAAGGCGACAAAAAACAGCCGTATTTCATTCACAGAAAGGACGGGAAGCCGATATTCATGGCTGCCATTGGCAGTACGCCGTTTGAGCGCGGTGATGAAGCAGAGGGATTTCTGATTGTTACCTCCGCAGCCGATAAAGGTCTGGTAGACATTCACGATCGTCGCCCGCTGGCACTGACACCGGAAACTGCTCGGGTATGGATGCGCCAGTTCCTGGAATCACATTCTAAGTCAATAACATACCGCGTCATACCTGCGCTCACACGTCCCATGATGCGAAAAGATACCAATCCATACCAATAGTTAAAAACGGATGACTGTCCCGAATCCGTCCCACCTGCCCTATCCCACAAACCGGCGTTCAGATGCTCATCAAGAAAACCACCTCACCCTCATAACTCAGTAAGCGTCCCGTTTAGGACGTAGCGTAAGGATTATTTTACGGTTTCGAGGTTCCAGGGCAGCAGTTCGTGCACCCGGTTCGATGACCAGTCGCTGATTTTCCACAGCACGTCGCGTAACCATGCCTCGGACTCCACGTCGTTTAGTTTGCACGTACCCAGCAGGCTATAGATGATCTCCGCATGCACCGACAACGTTTTCAACTGCGCCTGTATCCAGTCGTACAGCGACTGGCTTTTCTCTTTCCTGACCGACAGCCGTGTTTGCGCCGGGCTGTGGACTCTGTCATCTGTGATAGTGTCCATCAAAATTTAAGTGGACACTATCATCGCCGGATTGACAGGGTTCTGACAGACGTCCTCCACGGTGCGCTTACATTTTACCTATTAAGGAATATTTTTGCTTTTTAAAGGTATTAAACCATCTCGGTGATGTAACAAAAACTTTCCCTGCCATAGATTCTGATTCTAATTCTCGTGGTAATGCTTCATAGGCATTAGCTGCTATACTTGAATTACTAAAATCAGTATAATAAATAAGTTTCCTTCTTGTTGCCATTCTATATTTACACACCCATTCATCTGCTGAAAGAATTAATGGGCCATTTAGATTACTCATACCTCTATTTTCAAACTGATGGGCTGAAACATCAAACACATAGTCTTTTCCTTCTTTATTTCCAACCACTGCAAAATGATTTGTTGGTATTTCATCTGTTGGTTTATCCCAGATAAATATACCTCGATAACGAATATTATCGAACCCTTTTTCATTCATAAAATTGCTTACAGGAGTCATTAATGACTCACACTGCCCTACCGGATTCATTATTTTATTATTTATAATTGGATTCTGTTTCAATTCCTCCAGATAGGCCGCAGCATCAATATCACTGGTTAGGTTGTAAGTTATATCTGTGCGTTCCACTCCCGGTTCTGTTGCCATGGTTAAGTGATGTGTTTCACTGTACCCCTGGCAATTTACGGTATAGTTCCCGACGTCATCCAGGGTGACTGATAATATCTCCTGACTGTCTTCATCCAGAATACAGAAGTAGTTTTCCCCGTGCAGGCCGGAATGAATGTTTTCCTCCCATCCGTCATACGCGAGCGTCCTGAGTCGTTCAAATCTGCTGACCACATCCTCCCGCGTCGTTCCGGCCGGCGGGTGACAAATCGTCCAGATGCACTCCAGCGCTTCAGTCTGGTGCGTTGAGCAAAAAAATTCCTTCATTTTTTCCCAGGAACTCATTTCAGGGGGGGTATCAGACCAGGCAATACGATAAATGCGGCGGTTACTGATGATGGCGGGAAGACATCCGCTTCCAATATGAAAGGGCATAACAAAAAACCTTTATAAATTTACATATAGTATCTGTCCGACAGACATCATCTCTTCCTGGTCTTAATTTCACAATAAGGTTATCGGCGGATTCATGGTCGTCCTGCCATGGCGGGCTTCAGCAGGTGCAGAAGAAAAATCCGTTATGATGACCGGATGGCGGGACTGTCATTTTACAGCTAATGGTGTCGATTTTTTCAGGGGCGCTTTCTACGATTACCAGATCATCTGGCATCAGCGCCCGGGCGTTCAATTTTGGCGGGCAGAAGTCACCCGGCAGAAATTACTTAACGATGCAGATAATGCCATTAAGGACTGGCGCACAGAATTAACGTTGGGAATTATCAGTGATGAAAATAAAGCAGCTTTGATTCTGTGGATAAATTATATCAATGTTCTTAAATCGCTGGACTTAGCAGGTATTTCAGACGAGGACACCTTCACAGCAATCAGGTGGCCTTCATTACCACAGGAGTGATTTACTGGCTATCGATATTCCTGTTCATCATTTTTTAGGTCATCTGCACGCATTCATTCTGGTATGAGTCGAAATATTGCAAAAAATATTAAGGATTATTATTTTCTCTTTAAGTAAATTTACGCTCAATAAACTTAGTTGTTTATTCAATGACAATGAAGTATGAACTATGCTGGAAATGAAGGAAGTCAACAGTAAGGATAGTCTGAATATTCACGGGTGATATTATGAGACATCGTATATTTTCCCCATTGCTTCTGGTGTTGTCGGCTACAGCCTTTTCGGCATCGGCGATGGCCGCTAGTGATACAACCCCCCCACCAGATAATACAAAATCCGCCTCCAGTGGACTGCCGCCAATACCCGCCCCATTTATTCGTCCCCCCTGGTGTGACAACTGGCCACCAGATATAGAAAAACCACCGGAGTGGTGTCAGATTTGTGGTTGTTAATTTTTACAGAAGGCTGTAACAACCATATCAGTACTGATGGTATATCTGGTTATTATGCTTCATCAGTTCCTCCTGAACTGAATATTACTTCAGGCTGGTGTATTTTATTAACGCCAGCCTGTTTTTTCACAACGTCATATTACTGACTTACTGGCCCATGCCTCCTGAGAAACCAGCCAGCCAGTAGTTATTACTGTGGTAATGCAGGCCACCTGATTGCTGTGAAGGTGGCCTCATCTTTCACATCGCTCAAATCCAGCATTTTCAGCGCCCTGATATAGACCATCCATTTAGTCAGGCTTGCCCTATCATCGTCGCTGATATCCCCCAACGCCAGTTCGGTTCGCCAGTCGACAATGGTGCTGTTAGCATCGGTAAGTAGCTTCTGACGTGTGGTTTCGGCTTTTGCATGATAATCAACGGGAACAGCGACAACAGCGCCGTTCGAATATTTCCAGTCGCCATAGATATTAAATCCTGCAGGTAACTTGTTAACCTCAACAACTGAAAAACCAGCCGGATAAAGACGAGAGACATCTTCTGATACGGAACGGATTATATTTTCGGAGTCAATACACAACTTATATTTTTTCGTGAACTTACTCAGCGACTCATAAAAATCCTGACCATCTTCACTACGAAAATACAGAAAGTTGTTATCATAATCCGGGTCATCAGGAGTGTATCTGGTTACGTTTTTTAATTCCATTATAGTTTCCTTAATCATCCATTAATTGTACGCCAGCCATTACCCACCCACATTTGCAACGGTCGATACGCAAATGTCACACCGTATGCTGTTGTTGGGTCATGTCTGGCTTGTGTTAAAAAGCAACCAGCAGGCGCTTCTGCAGGTCCATATTCATCTACTTTGCCCGGCCATACTGGGGCGCCACGCTGGATATTCTGGACATAACGATTATCTGATTCGCCTTTTGTATATACGTTTCCTGATGTTAAATAACGGGCGTCGAAATTACCGTAATTATCCGGAATAACTTGTCCATTAACAACAAACTGAATACTGCCATCGGTATTACGCTGGCTGTATAAATGCCATCCCTGGTCGTCATCCAGCTCAATAACTGTTGGTCGATTTCCGTCACCCCACAAATTAAATTGAGCATTCAGCACGGAGTTATTTGAGCTAGTCATGGTCATTCGTTTGGCATTGCCTGCGCGAATGGCCCCCAGAACCTGCATTTCACCGGGAGCGACACGAACGGTGTGCTGGCTATTCGCAAACGTATCCAGTATCCCGTCGCCATTCTGTTTAAACCCGGTATCGTTATCGCCAAATACAATTGAGCTTCCACCCAGCACATTATCAGTACCAATGCCTAACGCACCGTTTAGCCGTCCTCCATTAACTGACAGTGCCTCAACGTCACCGGCTGTGGGTTTCATCATGCTGTTATACAGCGTATATGTCTGACCGTTCGTAGCGTTGGCAGGTTTTGTTTCTGAATATTCAGGAGCGTTATATAGTGTGACATTTGCATTACCGGTATAATCGTACTGTGCAATTAACCAATACGCATACTGGTTGATCCTGACATAAATGTCGTAATTGCCGCCTGATGTGTTAATCCAGGCGCACTCAAGAACACCGTTAGGTGAGCGTTTCCATAATGTGGCAGTAATTCCGACAGGCGAACCATTACCGGCGCGCAGCACCAGTTCACTGATAGTTGATTGCTCAAATGAACCAACGTTAAACCCCGACCCGCCATACAATTTAATCACCGCAGTAGATGTGGACTGCGGCATGAAAACAGTGGCGATTTTGAACCATCCCGATTCACCAAGTGTAATGGTAGTCGACGTTACCGCGCTGATAGTTCTCGCAAATTGTTTTTTGTCCGGAATATCGCCGCCGTTCTGTGATTTTTGTAACGCATCGGCGGCGTGATTTATCGTTTCCCGTAAACCAACGTATTCGATAAGACCTTCAATGCTTTTTCCTGACAGCGCCGTCAGTGTATCGTCCAGCGGCTGCTTGCCCGCCAGTTTATTCAGTACAGTGGTGGCAAAGTTCGGATCGTTACCCAGCGCGTCCGCCAGTTCCTGCAGCGTATCCAGCGACTCAGGTACGGAACCGACCAGTGCAGCAATCAGTTTACGAACAAACTCAGCGTTTGCAGTCTGAAGTCCCTTAGCGTCATCTGGCGGCGTCGGTGTGGTCGGCGTTCCAGTGAATACCGGACTGTCCAGCGGCGCTTTGGTCTGTACCTCGTCCATGACAGCATGGACCGCCTTTGGCGTGGCTGCCAGCGCTTCGCTGTCACTGTCCGTGGCGCTGCTTAACTTAACGATACCTTTTTTCGTCAGGCTGGCATCTTCCAGGGAAATCACGTCCGCGATATCTTCTGCCCGTTTTGCGGCATCTTCTGCTCTGGTGGCTGCTGCTCCGGCAGCAGTACTGCTTTGCGCCGCCAGTGATGCGCTGGTATCAGATGCGGCGGCGTGAGTGGATGCCTCCGATGCTGATGACGAGGCGGCTGTTGCGCTGGCCGCTGCTGTACTTGCTGACGTTGCTGCATTTGTCTCAGATGTTTTCGCTGCGGCTGCCGATGCGGCTGCCGCCTTTTCCGACGCTGCCGCCGCAGTGGCTGACGCACCTGCATCACCGGCACTGGAAGCCGCCTGCGTTTCTGACGTCTTCGCGGCGGTTTCGGATGCTCCGGCGCGCTCTGCTGATGTCTGCGCCGCCGTCGCGCTGGCGGCTGCGGCAGCAGCTGAATCTCCGGCGGCAGTACGGGAGGCATCTGCATTCGCTTCAGATGTTTTCGCTGCGGCTGCCGATGCGGCTGCTGCCGTTCTGGCTGTGTCAGCCGACGCCGCGCTGGCTGATGCCTCCCCGGCTTTTGTGGTCGCCGTACCTGCGCTGCTCTCCGCAGATGCTGCGGATGAGGCTGCCTGTGTGGCTGATGCTTCTGCCGCTCCGGCTGCATTCACTGCTGCCGTGGCGCTTTCCGATGCCTGACCTGCTGATGTCTGCGCCTGTTCAGATGCCTGCCCTGCGGCGGTGGCATTCCGCGATGCCTCCGATGCCTGGCGGGCAACTTCTTCCACCATCGCCTCAAAACGCCGCAGCGCCTCCGGGCGGACGTCGTCTTCCGTCATGGCCCCCAGAAAATCATTCAGGGTGCCCGGCTTTGAATCATCGTAAACCGTAATAACTCCGGCATGTGACGGGGGATACCCTTCCACCAGGAGCGTGACAGTGTACTGCCCCTGCTCCACATCCATGCTGTAGCGCCCGGCGTCATCCGGATTTTCCGATGCCACCGTATTCACGACCACCGTCGTACTGGTCCGGCAGGCCTTCAGCTGAATGGTGCAGTTCTGTACCGGCGTTCCCGTACCATCTTTCAGTACGCCGGAAATAAGTACTGGCATATTGCCTCCATAAAAAAGCCCGCCCGCAGGCAGGCTTCAGATTCATTCACATCTCAGCACTGATTATCCGGGTCACGTAAATATGCCGGCAGAGAACACTGGACGCTCCGCGTGATTGTTTTTCCCTTTGCCTCGCGGTGCTGTTTCTGCCCACGGTCGGTGCCGGTATAAATCCGGGTCTGGTTTTCAATATTGCTGTTGCCGCTTCCTCTTCCGTTATCGGCAACGGCAGCAGTGGAAAATAAAACGGACAGGGAAAGCCCTGCCGCCAGAGAAATTACGCGCGACATAGTCATATTTGTTCCTCATTAAACGAAAGGGACCGGAAATCCGGTCAGTTTGTGAAGTTGCTCCCCGACCGGGAAACCATCACCAGCGGCCAGACGGAAGCTTCAGTGGTGTACTGCCCGCCGACCCTCAGAGAAACGCTGATATCCACGACAGGTGAAGTGGTGTAGACCGAAAAGACAACTGTCTGATACATGGCCGGAAGCCCTGCGGTATACGGGATAACCTCCGCCGTTTTCACCTGGCCGTTAATATTTATCGTGACGGTGATGGCACCGGAGCCACCGTTACGCTCACAGTTAGCCATCACCGTGATGGTTTTCCCTATCTGATAGGTGGCGCTGTCGGTATACCGTGTTGAGGTGCTGCGTTCGTCGTTCGTCGCCCTGATGCTCACGCCCTGCATGACTTTTGAGCCGCAGATATCACCGACAAACTCTTTTGCTTCTATCACGCCAGAAAACTTACCGGAGGTGGCATTGATTTCTCCGGTAAACGAGCCAGACACAGCGTTAATATGGCCGCTGATATCCGCATTTTTCGCAGTCAGCTTTCCGTCCGGCGTCAGGGAAAATGCCGGAGGATTACCGCCACTGGTGATAGTCGGCGCGCTCAGGTATTTCAGGAACGCCTCGTTCATGATTATCTGGTCGCCCTGCATGACGAATCCTGGCGTCTGGTTTCCGTTTGCCGGGTTAATATAAGCAATGCGATCCGCCGCCACCAGGAACTGGCTTATCTTCCCGTCAGGCGTGTCTTCCATACTCAGTCCAATTCCGGCCACATAATATTTGCCGTCTTTGGTCTGCTCTATTTTGACGCCCCACATGGCGTTCCATTTATCGTTAGCGTCCTTCCACTCCTTCGAAAACTGTTGCAGTTTGCTGGCGTTATCCTCCGTCAGGTCAATTTTTTTCAGCAACTCTGTACCAAGATACGCCTCCGTAATCAGTCCTTTAAAAAAGTCCAGATACCCTTTCGCGTCATCACTCGGACGCCCGGACACTTCCGCAAACACTGATTTTCCAGCCAGATTTACACTACGCACGTAAAACCAGGCATCATGCAGTGGTTTCAGTCCATCCTTTATCCAGAATGACCCGATGCCCAGATACTGCGCTTTTGACTGAATGTCTGCTGCGGTCGTCAGCTGTGTTGCGGAGTACCAGAATTCATACTGCACACTGGCATCATAAATGGCCTGGTACGGCGTCACCGTTATCTGAAAATAGCCCGGCGTCAGTTCAATGGTGGACGGTGCCGCCGGAGCCTGAATGCTGAACGTGACCGATGACGGCTCCCCCTGCTGCCCGAATCCGTTTATTGCCCTGACTGTCAGCGTGTAGTCACCCAGCGGTAATTCGTGGAAAGCGTACTCTGTCTCACTGGTTGTGGCGGTTGTCACCAGACGCGCGGGGTCGTCATCTTTCCCGTTTCTGATAGTCAGTCTCACGACAAAACGCACACCTTTTACCACCCGCGGCGTATCCCATTTCGCTTTGGCCTGATACAGGGTGCTGTCGTTATCCGTGCTGACGGTCAGATGTTGTACAGCGGGCGGAATAATGCTGTTGGTGGTCCCCGGTAACGGGTCAAAGTGCGCCCCGTTGTCCACAATGGACTCTTTTTCCGGAACGTGCTGCAAGGCAGTGATGGCGTATGTGCCGTCGTCATTCTCCTTAATACGCACGCAACGGAAAAGGCGGCGCTTCAGGGAGGGCAGTTTCAGCCCCCAGATACTGTACGGCTGCACGGTTTCCGGCAGGACTTTCGTTACCACCCGATCCGGTGCGGGCTGCGACTGAATCTCCGTACTGAACGGCTTACCGTCAGGCCCGACAATATTCAGCGTGGTGGCGCCGCTTTCCGGTAGTGTTATTTCCCGGTCAAGCGTCAGCGTGCGGGTGGAAATATCCAGGTCAGTGATACGCCCACCGACCGACGCCCCGGCGTAATCGTTGTCGCAGACCTCAATAATATCGCCCGGTGTATGACGCAGACCTTCCGCACCGACAGAAAAATCCACGGTCTGCGTTTCCAGCAGCTCCGTCATCATCACCCACAACCCCGTCCGGTGCGCCTGTCCACGTGAGGTACAGCCGAACGCGTCCATTTTCAGCAGATTGCGTCCATAACGGGCCTGTGAGGCATGGTCTTCCACCAGCTCCGTGGAGGTTTGCCAGCCATTCAGCGGATCGGTGTATCTCACTTCTATCGCGTTATGGCGGTCTTTCAGGGCACTGAAGCTGTATTTAAAGCGCCCGCCCACCACGTTACCGTTGGTGTAGGTCCATGCTTTATCGGAGGGGCGGTCCTGGATGAAGGTCATTTTGCGGCCATTCCATACCGGCATACAACGCATCACCGAGCAGAAATCCGCCAGAACGTCATACGCCTTACGCTGGGTGGTAATATACGCATTAAGCGTCATGCGGGGTTCCGTGCCGCCAAATCCGTCCGGCACCGGTTGATCGCAGTACTGCGCGATGGCGTACAGCGCCCATTTATCCACATCCGCCCCCCCGATACGCCTGCCCAGCCCGTAACGGGGGTGGGTCAGTTTATCCATCGTGCACCACGCCGGGTTATTCGTGTACGCCGGTTTAAACGCCCCGTCCCACAGGCCGGTATATGTGCGGGTATCCGGGTCATAGTTTGAGGGGACCTGAAAAATACGTCCGCGCAGGTGGTAGTTACGCGTGACCTGCTGGCTGCCGAACTGTTCCGCATCCACCAGCAGACCGGCAACCGCTGTGCCAGGATAACCCTGCCGGATATCGATGATTTCCGTATACGACGACCACAGCGTTTTGTTCTGAAGCCTGTCGGTGGTGCTGTCCGGTGTCACCCTGACCATGCGGACACTGAACGGGCGCGGCGGTAAATTATCAGCCACTACCGATGCCAGATATTGTGTTGTGATCTTGCCGTTAATAGTGATATCAAATTCTGTGTTCCAGATCCCGCTACGCTGAAACTGTATCAGCAGATTCACGGAGGACGGGTTACGGTCCCCCTTGTCCGTGGTCTCCTGCAGCATCTGTACACCAAAGGTGAAGCGTAGCCGGTCGACATTCTCTGAGACAACAGTACGGGTAACGGGATTATCGTGTTTCACTTCCACACCCAGCACCGTTTCCGCGCCGGAAGCCTCAAAACCTTCCAGCGGTGCCTGTGGTGTCTCCCCCACCTGATATACCACGGTCACGCCGTGAATATTACTGTTACCGTCCGCGTCCACCACCGGCGTGTTATTAATCAGCACGCTCTGCAGACCGTTCACCGGGCCGACTATCGGTCCCTCACTGAGGGCATCAATCACGCTCAGTTGTTGTGTGGACTTCAGATCGTCCTTCGCCTCACGTGGTGTATGCCCCTTCCCTCCACCTTTGCTCATTCTCCTGGCTCCATAAATAACAAAACCGCCGTAATGGCGGTCATGTGTATCAGCTCATGTTGTCATGATTATCACTGCCGGATGACGACAGACGGTCTGGTAATCCCGCCGTCCTGCCGCGACGTGGTGTTTGCCTGTAACGGGGAGCCGATCACCACAACTTTTCCCGACGTGCTCTCATCCCGGGTACTCATCATCTGCGATATCACCCGTGACCCGATTTTCATTTCACCGTACAACACCGGCACCGGGTTCCCCTGGGCCACCATATTTTCCAGGGAAGAAAAGTACGTGTTCTGTTTCCCGTTATCTGTCTGACCCACCGTCGGTGTTTTGGGTACAGGTGTCAGCATCTGCGCCACACCACCCAGCGCCATACTGGTTCCTGCGGAAAACAATACTGCCGCCGCTACAGCATTCAGACCGGGAATAAATGACGCGCCAATCAGCGCTGCCCCGGCTACCACCTGCCAGATACCGTTTTTCGCTCCCGCCATACGCGGTACAATATGAACCACTGCCCCCGGCGGTAACGATTCGTTCAGTCTGGCAGTAAGGGTATCCGGCGCCATATCGCTCCCGGCAATCCGGACCTGATACCAGCCCTCATTCATTCGCTGCCGGAATCCGGGGAGTTGTATCGCCAGCGCATGTATGCCTTCCGCCGCTGTCTTTATGCTGAGGCTGATGCGCTTTCCAAATCGTTGTAAATCCCCGTAAAGGCAGATTCGCACCATTGCCGGTGCCGCCATATTGAGTGTGTCCGTCGTTGCCATTTGTCGTTATACCCCTCTCGTTTACTCAACTGCTCCGGAATATGGTGCAACAGTTCACCGTTGCCGCAGTAAATCGCCGCATGATTGGGCGTCGGTGAACCAAAACAGCAAATCAGCACGTCGCCGGGCTGCGCATCCTCCGGATTCACCCGGTAAAATCCCGCCGCCTCCAGGTGATCCAGATAGAGGCTTTTACCCTGACTCCACCAGTCATCTTCCCTATCGAAATCCGGCATATCAATCCGGGCCAGATGGTAGGCATCACGAAACAGCGTGTAGCAGTCCGTCACGCCATGCTCAAACTGCCGCCCGGTCAGGTGTGGCACGCAGCGGAATTTATGTATCCTGTTATCACAGACCAGCCACCAGTCCAGCCCGCTTTGTATCTGGAGGGTACGATCCGCACTGCTGAGACAGGGCTTACCGTCAGGATGGCTGTGTACCAGCGCCACGATGTCGCCGCGGTTCCGGGCATTCAGGTAATCCTCCGGGGATATACGAAAATACATCGTGGGTTCAGCAGACAGATTTTCACACGGAAAATACCGCTCTCCCTGTGCCGTTCTGACCACATAACCGCACGATTCCGCAGGCGCACACTGTCGGGCATGTGCCAGAATGTCATCGTTAATCATGGGAACCTGTTAAGACAGTTTGTTGATGGAAGCGAAAAATCCGGCATTCACCAGATTGTTACGCATTTCACAGCCTTTCATGCAGTGGCTGCATTTATCCTTTTTCGGGTCTGAGGTGGGCTTATCGAACTCATCGGCCACGGGCGGGCCGTCGTATCCGCAGTTTTCATCCCGGTAATCCCACGGACAGGAGTCCGCCAGCATGGTACGCCCCGGCACCACAGAACCGTCGGTTTCTGCCGGTGATGCCAGAATAATGGTAGCAGTTGATGAATCCAGTTCTGACAACTGCTCCACGTTATAGCGCGCTACCGCCTCCTGCTCCGGGTCAGCGCCCGGATTGCCGTTACTGAAATTCACCGCATCAAGAAACTTGCTGTAAACCTGATGCCTTACCACTGACGCGCCGACGAGACTTTGCAAATCCTCCGCCATCCCCGTGACCAGACCAAAGAGATTGGCAACAACGAGGTTCGGGCGGGGAGATGCGCCTTTCCCGTTCATCTCAAAATCCTGTACCTGTATCGGGTACGGTTCGTACTGCCTCCCCTGCCAGGTTAACGGCTCGCCTTTTTCGTTCGGTTCGTTACAGAAGAAAAAGCGCTCACCGCCAATCGCGGTTAAATCAAATTCCCACAAATCCACCTTCGCGGACTGCTCCGCTTTGGTGGTCTCGCTCAGGGTTTCCTGTGGTATATCCTGCATATATGAGAGATCCTTTATTATTTATCTTGCAAAAATATACCTGCTTTTATTAATGGTATTTACGATACAACCAAAAAACGAGGTAACTAATGAAATACACAATATTGTCGCTGGTAGCTGGTGCGCTCATCAGTTGTTCAGCAATGGCAGAGAATACCCTGACTGTAAAGATGAACGATGCCCTGTCCAGCGGAACAGGAGAAAACATAGGTGAAATCACAGTTTCAGAGACACCTTACGGTCTGCTTTTCACTCCTCACCTAAATGGTCTTACGCCAGGAATTCACGGCTTCCATGTCCACACAAACCCAAGCTGTATGCCGGGAATGAAAGACGGTAAAGAGGTTCCGGCGCTCATGGCCGGAGGACATCTTGACCCCGAAAAAACCGGGAAACATCTTGGCCCATATAATGACAAAGGGCATTTGGGGGATCTGCCTGGACTGGTTGTCAATGCAGATGGTACAGCCACGTATCCGTTACTGGCACCACGCCTTAAATCACTGTCAGAACTGAAAGGTCACTCATTGATGATCCATAAAGGCGGTGACAATTACTCCGATAAACCTGCTCCACTGGGTGGTGGCGGTGCACGTTTTGCCTGTGGTGTCATTGAGAAATAACAGCAACATAGCCATATCGTCATAATTTCGTTTTACCCATAAAAAAGCCCTCTCACTGGAGGGCATTAAATCTGTATCGATGTTAAAGGTCAGAAGCTGTAACCTACGCCAAGCACCTAGGTTCCAGCTTTGACGTCACTGTCAGCATCAGTGGAAAAACTTGTATGCTCATAAGACGCATTAACGGCAATATTTTCAACCGGGTTAAGCTGAATACCTGCCCCATAAGCAAAGGCGGTTTTATTGTCAGAATTTCCCCAGTTATCCTTAATATGTCCGTTTGCTGCACCAATCATCACGTAAGCATTCAGATAGTCGTTAAAACGGTATGAAGGACCAACAAGAAGGGAGGTATAATCAGCATCACCTACCTTATACCCATAGTTATTAACATCAGCCGAGGTGTATGTAACTGAACCCATCGCCCCGAATCCACTGTCCAGATCTTCCCAGTTATATTTGATGTTGGCACCGTTCGCATTACCGGAAAGCCAGCCGCTTAAATCTGTGTAGGCATATCCAATTGAAACGGTATTTTTATACCCTGCTGCGTTAGCCACGCCGATGCTACCTAACGCCAGACCAACTAAAACCGCCACGACAATCTTTTTCATAACATTTCCTTTTTTTGATTATTGACTGTGCGGGCTCAGTGAAACAGCAGCAGGTTAGAAAGTTCAATCATATTTATCGATCGTTTCGATCAAAAATACTAAGAAATAACCTGCTCAAATGTCGCGGTGAATGTTGTTTTCAGCAATCCCGCTTTCACACTCCATTTCCGGCAGACAACCTTAATCTGCCGGTATCCGTAAGGCGGAGTCCACAAAAACGCCTTCACACCGTTATGCTGTGACAAAAAGCCCTCCAGTGGCGGACCATCCTCCCGGTCAACGCGGATAGTCACACTGTATTTTTTCAGGTCATTATTGATCCCGGATGCACGCCGCTGCTCGTAGCCATCACCGAACCTCACCACCGACACCTGTGGTTCCGAATCCACCCCCATGTCCGGGTCAACTTTCCAGTGAAAGGTTTTCATCATCGATATGCCCCGCTCAGCCTGCCGCCGTCACGCCCCTGCTGCTGCACGAAATCAGCCGCCGCCTTTTTACCCAGATCATAAACCGCCTTCAGCGCCTGCGGCGTCAGTTCCGGCCCCGTGTTGCTGATTGCAATATGATACTGCGGTGCAAACATCGCCATCCCTCCGGAACCTGCTGCCACAACCCCCAGCTTACCGTCAGTACCGCGACGAAGCGGCAGTATAGCCTCCGGACCGGCCTCTCCCATTACTGCCGCCCCTCTGGCAAATGCAAAGAACGTCGGTCTGTTAACAATACTGCCGCTGTACTGACTGAGTCCTGCTGAGCGGTACACGCCGCCGTCCGCATTTGGAATGACCGACAGCGCCGCTGAACTGTATGCCCCGGATGGTGTACTTCCGCCTGCTGATGCGCCAAAGCCGAACATACCCAGTACTGAACCCAACAGTTTAGAAGCCGCAATACGTGCCTCCATTTTTGCCAGGTCAGCCAGGATGGAGACCGTCAGGCTCCGGAAACTGCCCTTTCCGGTCACGGAAAAATTCGCGATACTGTCCGCCATGCCGTTAAATGCGTTTGTGAAAACGTTCTCCGTCATGCCTGCCACGTTGCCCCCCTGCGCCAGAAAGTTATCCAGCGCCCGCGACGCCCCCTGCGTCCAGTCTCCCTGCGCAGCATCCACTTTCGCGTTATAATCCGCCCACTCAGCCAGTCGGCGTTCGAGACTGGCCTGAAGTTCCTGCTCCGCCTGACGGTATTCGTCAGAACCGTATGTCCCTTTTGCCTTGCTGTCGCGCTTAAGCTGCTCCAGTTGTTCCTGGTAGTGCTGTTGAATTTTCAGATGCTCTTCGTACCGGCCACGTTGCTGATCGCCCATACCCATTGTGGCCAGCGCCAGTGCGTGCTGCTGCCTGACGCGGGATTCTTCGTCAGCGAGCTGGCTGGTTAATGTGAGCGTCTTTTTCTTCAGTTCATTAAAGGCATTCTGGTGTTGCAAATCCTGTTGTGAGATATCCAGCTTCTGTAGCGCAAGCGCTATTTCATCCTTATGTGCCAGTACGCTTTGTTCATCCGCCGTCAGTTTTTTACCGGACAAATCAGCGATGCGCTGCTGAAATGACAAAAGCTGCTTATGCGCTTCCGTCATTTTTTCGGTCGTGGAAAGCTTCGCGGCGGCAATCAGCCCTTCAGTCTGCGCCTGTTGCTGGCTATACTGCAAAAGCAGTCGCCCGGCCTCGTCGTTGTGGTAAGCCTTTGGCTTTTCCTTCTGCCGTGCCATTGCTTTTTTATGGCGTTCGTTTTCACGCTCCAGCGCGGCATTGCGTACCGCTGCATCGGCATACTGCATGGCGGTAATGCGCGCCACCTCCCGTTGATGCCGCAGGGATTCAGTTTCATTATCCCGGTTCAGCGCGGCGTTCTGCTCGTTCCGGCGCTTCTGAGTCTTCTGATAATTACGCTCTGCCTGCGCCTTCGCATCCAGCAGGTCCTTCTGGCGTTTCTGTTCCTGAAGTTCGTTCAGTTGCTGCTGATCATATTCAGTCTGGGAGGAAGACACTGTCCATGGCGTTTTTCTGGCGCGCGCGATTTTTTCCTGCAGTGTCGCGATTTTTTCATCGAGCGTATCTTCCCGCCCGATATCCAGCATCCGATCCCACGCCCACTTCGCCGCATCACCCACGGCATTCCATGCCTTCTCGATCCAGCCCAGATTATCATGTACGTCACCCGCCCGTTTATTCATCTCTTCCGAATACGCGGACATGGCAATTTTCGCAGCATCAGCCGTTCTTCCCTGTTCACCGAGCACCCTGATTTGTTCAAGCTGGGTGGCAGTCAGAAAATGCAGTGCCCTGTCCAGTTCTTTCGCCGCGTTCACCGGATCATCCTGCAGCCGTTTAAACTGGCGGATGGTTTCATCCACTGACTGCCCCACGTTTTCCTGCATTCTGGCCGCGGTACGGGATACCATTGCCACTGCCTGCCCGGTAAACGCTCCGCTACCGACCACCTGGGTCAGTACTCCTGCAGCGTCGTGCTGCGTGACGCCATTTCCGGCGAGCGACTTCGCCATTTCATTAAGCTTGCCTGTGGTTTTTCCGGCGTAACTTCCGGTCAGAATAAGCTGTTTATTGAACTCCTCACTTTCTTTCGCCCCCTCATAGTACGCCTTACCCAGTCCGTAAACCGCCGCAGCCACACCGCCAACCAGCCCGCCGAGCATCATGCCCTTCGGCGACATCAGTTGCTCAATCCACCCGGCCCGGTTGGCCAGCGTGATACCGGAACCGCGAAGGGCGCCAAAATTTCCCCGTGCCAGTTCACCAATCAGTACGCCTATCTCGCGGCGCGCCATTGCTGATTTCAGTCCCAGTGCATGAGTGGATTTTGTTGCGGTATCCAGTTTGCGGATATAGACATCGGCGGCACTGCTAACCCCCAGTTCAGCCGCCTTCACCCGCAGCAACTCAGTACGGGAGAGGCCCTGTACCGCCGTCTGCTCTTTCAGTCGACGTATAAACTGTGCTTTTTTCTGCGTGGCCAGCGCCTCCGCATCGGTAAGTTCGCGTGTCTTTGCAGCAGCTTCAGACACCAGCGCCAGATAATCGCCCTGTGAAATATCTCCGCGTCCTTTCGCCTGTCGTACCTGCGCCTGGATACGCTGTAACTCCTGCAGACCACCGCTTAACTGTTTTACACTGTCAATCTGACGGTAAAATGCCGCTGCGGCTGCATCCTGAGCCTGTGCGACCGCAGCCGCCTTAGCCGCCTCTTCCTGCAACTTCCGATTCAGGGCCGCGATATGTCGCTGAGTCAAATCCACGCGCTGCGACATCTGCGCATATGACTGCGCAGTGAGCGCTACTGCCTGACGCTGGCGACCTTCAGCCGATACAGCCACTTCAGCCCCGGCTGTCGCCTCCTGGCTGGCTTTATTCTGACTCTCAATAAAACGTTTTAGTCGCGCTTCAGCTCTCGCGGACTCACCGGAAGCATTCTGCAGAATTTTTACCACCCGTGGCATTTCATCACGGAATTTCTGCGAATCCATTCCCAGATCAAAGACAAGGTTAGCCACCTGGTCCATAACGTACTCCCCCAAAAATGCCTTCGCCCGCAAACATCATGTCGTCATCATTTTTTTCAAATGCCGGTTCCGGGTCCGGCATCAGGCTGAAATCCGTTGCATCGTGAGGCTTTCCTGTCACCAGCCCGGCCACCAGCGATTTCAGGGTGGCGAATTCTGCGTCCAGATGCGCATCACTGAAGCTGTACTGCCGGAAATGTGCCGACCATTCCCCCAGCTCTGTTGCGCTCAGCTCTGACAGCATCCGGCGCCAGTCCCCCCTGCCAAACTCCCGCGCAAGCTGCATGGCAAAAAGAATTTCAGCCTTCAGGACTTTTCCGGCGAATCAGCCTCCGCACCTTCTTCTTCACTGTCAGAATCAGGGGGAGTCATTCCGCTCAGGGACAGCACCATATCGGCCCCTTTTCCCAACGCCTCATACGACCAAAGGGCGGCGATATTATCGCTGGTTTTCCCTGTATCCCGCGTCTGATCGCCATTCTGTAATGAGCGGGATACCAGCCAGGCATTAATATCAATCCCCATTCGCAAAAACGCGACCCTGCGTTCTGCTTCTGTTGATTCCTCCGTCTCCCGGTCATATTGCGCGGTGCGTTGCTGTATGTATTCCAGATACTCGACGCGTTGCAGTCCTGAAAGTTCGTACAGATCTACTGATGCATCACCATAAGTAAGCGTGTCTTTCTTCAAAAACATGATGTATTCCTGCAGAAGATGCCCCGACAGGCGGGGCAAAGGAGGGGGTTACGCCTGAGCGGCGGCCTGAACGGTGATATCCGCAATGGCGGTAAAGTTACCGTCTGAGGCCATGCCAATAATTTTTGCAGCTCCGACCTTAACGCCTTTCACTGTTGCAACGTTATCAGCCTGAGTAACCGTGGCAATCGTCGGATCTGAGGTGGCGATGCGCAGCATTTTATCTGTGGCATTGTCCGGTTTTACCGTAAACGTCAAATCAACCGTCGCGCCGACGCTCACGTTTGTTGCCTGTGGCGCCACGACCAGACCAGATACCGCTACCGGAGGTGCGGTGTCTTCCTCTGCCATATGTGGGCGCCCGACGCCTGTGATTTTCACTGTGCGGGTGATAGCCTCTTTGGACTGAACGGTCTTACCCAGCGAACTGATCCAGCCTTTAAAAACATCCACGGTTCCGTTCGGGTACTTAATGCGCCATGATTCCACATCGCCGCTATCAAACAGGTCTATCAGTTTTTTCTGCCCGGACTCTCCCGGCTTCCACGCCAGCGTGATACTGGTGTCCCCGGCGCTTTTTTGCCCCTGCGCGGTGGTTTTCCAGTCGGCATCTTCATCATCCAGGTAGTTATCATCTTCGGCGTCAGCGGTCATCTCACCGGGCTGCAGATCTTTGACCTTTGCCAGGCGCAGCCAGTCGTTATCGTTCAGCGGGTTCGCATATGCATCTCCGTTACCGGTATACAGCCATAACGTTGTACCGGCTCCTTTCACTTTTTTCAGCGGGTCAGGTGCTGTCATAATACATTCTCCTTACATGGTGTAGGTGATTTGATATGTTATTTCCGTCATAGCCCAAAGAGCCATGTCACCATCACGCTGCCAGTCATATCCGGTCGGCGTCATGGTATCGATAAGAGAAGCCAGTTGTTGAACATCGCTGAGAGCCGGATAGATTTTCCCTTCCATCCAGTCATCCAGCTCACGGTCAGGACTTTCTGCTTTCAGGAACGCCGCAACGTGCAGATGTGCTTTCCAGTTGTCTTCATCAAGCTCTTCTCCCGTGTACTGCGCGTCTGTCAGCCAGACCACCAAAGCGGGTAAATCTTCCGGCGTGATAACGGCGGGCAGACCATCAAACAGCGTTACGCCTTCACCTGACGTTTCGGACAGGCGGTCAAGAATGGCGTTACGAATGGCTGTATGTTTGTTCATCAAAGTCTCCTGGTCAGGTACAGCCGGAGTTGCTGTTTCAGCGATGAAGCGAGTTCTTTGGAAAACTCTTCCGCAATGATGCGATTTTTAGCCTCTTCAAAGCTTTGTGTCAGTGCCGCCGCCAGCGGGACCTTCACTACGTCAATGGGATAGCGCTTCTTACCTTCGATGCGCTTCATCACATGCCAGCGCCCGTTTGCCAGTTGCTGGATAAAAGCATCACGGAACAGGTACGGCCCAATCTTCAGCACGCTACCCCCGCGCAGTAACTGTCCTTTGCGGCGCGTCAGCCTGACCTGCGCTGTACCGAGTTTAATGGCGGGCAGATTGCCCCGGTTGATACGGATGCGGGCATACTGTTTTCCCACATCAAAGCGGGGGGAAGCTTTCCATAATCTGACGCGCTGTTTAACCAGCCGGAAAGGAATGCCCTGTCGGTGGTTATCACCGGCGACCGTTTCTTTTGCAACTTTATGCGTGGCAAAAGAGATGGCCTTCTGCGCCAGTCGGTTTATCGTCATAGCAGATGCTTTCGGTATCATCTGCCTGTCAATACTGCTCAGATTCTGTACAGCATTTTCCAGCCCTTTAAGTGACATGCTTCCCCCTTACCGTCGCCGGGTATCTGCCGGAGGGTCTCCCGTTCCCAGCCAGATAACCCGGCTTCCACTGCTCTCTTCCGGCCCCATTCTGTCCACCCAGTAATTCTGTCCACCAATTTCCAGGGTGTCAGCTCGCTTCAGTTGATGCACGGCTGACGATTTCACGAAAATTGACGGGCTTATCCCCTCAATTCTGACGCCGCCTGCAGCATATGAAACGCTTTCCGGATCATCAAAAACCCCGGTCAGTGAGGCACCCGCCAGTACGCCCGACGTGATGGTTGCCGTAGTTCCCATGACACTGATAATGGCGTCATCGGCTACGGACATGGCAGTATCAAAAAGATTGTCTGTCTGCGACATACCGCGGCCCTCATAACGCAACAATCAGTCCGTCTCCCGCGAGCTCATCAACATATATCGCCGGAATACGCGCCGAATCCCCCGCCGGAACAGTATCCAGAACCCGATCGCTGTCCGCTGCCAGCGCATCAATATGAAGAGTGCGGACCGCCCTGATAAGGACAAATTCCGAAAAATAAGTATTACTTTTTGCAGATTCCGGCTCGTCCCGTGAGACTTCAGCCGTCGTTTCATCATCTTCTTTATCCGACATACCGCCCGCCTCTTCCTCCCACTCAGCGACACGTTGTCTGATTTCGGCGGCGCTGCCGGAAATATCCGCTTCCCGTCCGAGTTGTACGGCGAGTACCTGCAGGCGGGCTACATTCTCTTCTTTTGTTTCCATTTCGGTCATCCTTCTGATTTCATGACACAAAAAAGGCCCTTACGGGCCATTTTGTCGATTTTCTCAACCTACCTGAACTACCACAAACTCATCCGGATCTGGCAGAACCATCAACGGAGAGGACTGCGTCATGGTGTACTCATTAGCCGGATCGCCAACAGTGATCCAGTGCTTCGGATAACGAACCGCTTCCACAATCCCTTCCGCCAGTGCCTGCTGATCCTGAATGGCGCCGTAGCAACGAATACCTTCCGACGCGGTATTCCCCAGGACCATTGTCCCTTCCGGCAGATAGCGTTTTTCGGTACCGTCCTTATCAACGTACGAGGTTTTGCAAACAAGAATAGCCAGATCGCCGTAATATCCCTTAAAGGACACGACAGCCCCCAGGTCTTTTACGGCGGTCTCCATCTCGGACGCTGATCCACGGCGGGTATCCAGTTTTTCACGGAACATCTTAAAGCTGTTCAGTTGACGCCAGACCTTTCCATCCATCACGGCGATATTAATCAGGCCGGATGCCTGATCGCAGTACAGGTCAATGTCATATGTCGGGTCGAAGTTATCGCGGTCCTGCTCTGACCATTTTTTACCTGCAGCCTGAACAATGTTGTTGGCCGCTGAGCGCCCGAAATCCACCTCCACTGTGTCGAACTGCTCACCCTCCATCGTGTACTTGCCGTACAGCACGGCATTAACGGCCTGCATTTCCTCAACCTGAACAATGGCGTGCTCCTCCTGCTTGAGGTTATCCGTCAGGATACGCAGGCGGCGATACGCCTGGTCGTTGAGTTTTGCCGGATCTTCTCCCGGTAAACGCTCTACAACCTGGTCGTAAGTGACCTCGTGTTTGGGCTTTACATAGCCCGGGCGAATAACGCGGGTTTCACCGCCACGGTTATGTAACACCACCCCACCCACAACAGGAGAGACATAGGCGGCGATCGGCGTTTTCCCTTTGATTTTATCCAGCATCACTTCCTGAGTTTTAAAGGTCATGGTGCGACGGAAAAACAAATTCAGGAAAAGCGCGTTAAACTTGACCTTCTGCTCGGTATATCCAAGCAACTGACGAGTGGTAAACAAATTCATGAATAATATTCCTTTGAACTGTAAAAACAGAACAGGCCGCTGTGCGGCCTGATATTACGGTAATGCGGCATGACTGATGGCGCTGCCTACAAAAGCGTTCGCTTTTTTAACGGCGTCCACATTTTCCGGCCACAACAGCGCCTCAGTGGCAAACGTGCCACTTTTCCAGTACGTTAACTGGCTTTCCGTACCCTCCAGCGGCAGAACCAGCACACCCACTGCTGTACCCGCACTTTGCCCGTCCCAGGCAACCAGTTTTCCTGTTGCGGCTTCCAGCATCAGCGGTGTCAGCGCTGGAGTAGCGGTCGCAATCCCGTTACTGCCCGTGGCAGTATGCGCGGTATCATTCCCGGCAAAAATACGCTTTTCATCGCGCTGTTGCGTTATCGTTTTAAAGGTCATTATTTGCCTCCTTTTTCTGCGGCTACAGTACCCGGAATACCCATCATTAACTGCATCTCTGCATCATCCCCCTGACCACCTCCACCAGATACGGCGAGCGGGGACTGCGATTGCATAAACTGATCAAAAGCGTTGTTCATGCTCAGCCCGCCAGAACCCGATGTATCCGGCGCTGCCGCCAGTAGTTCACGCGCCTGCTCAACGGTCATTCCTGGCGTGGTTGCCAGTTTCCCGGCCAGCTCCTCACACCCCTTAGCCTCATCCAGCGTCAGAATACTGTCGCTGAGTGATGTCGCATTTGAGCGCGGCGACGCGGCGAGAATGGTTTTAGCCCGTTCCGCTGTCATATCCGGCATAGCGGCCAGCGCGGCAGCCAGCGTCCCCCTGCCATCAGCCTCTTCCAGCGCCATAATGCGATCCGCCTCACTGACAACTTCCTGTTGTGGCGCTGCCGCCGCCAGAATGGCCTGCGCCTGCGTCACACTCATACCCGGCTGGCTGGCCAGCATCTGCGCCAGTTGTTCACGCCCCTTTGCCTCCGGGCAGCCTATAATCCCCATCACGCGCTGATTTTCCTGCGCTGCCGCTTCTTTTGCTGTTAATTCAGGCATATTACGTTCTCCTGGGTTACTCTTCAGTGCTGCGGCCATTACCGTAACGGCATCTGCAGCGTTTACCATTTCATCAGCCAGCCCGGCATCAATGCCCGCCCGACCATCGTATGTCGCCGCCTCGGTCGCCATTACCGCATCGACTGACAACCCCGTGTACTGTGCAACCTTTTCGGCAAACATCAGCCTCGCGTCATCCATCTTTTGCTGGTAATCCGCGCGTATGCTTTCCGGCAGTTCGCGCGTCCCGTTCAGATCGACCTTGTGGCTCCCTGAGTAAATCAGGGTGATATCGATGCCTTCCTGCTCGAGTTTTCCGGCATAGCTGGTATGCGCCATCACCACGCCAATTGAACCTATTCTGGATGTCTGCGTCACCAGTCTGCGCTGGCAGGCTGAGGCCAGCAGCATCGCCGCCGAACAGGACAGGTCATTTGCCAGCGCCCAGACGGGTTTTTGTTCACCCAGCCGGTAAATCATGTCGGCACAGTCAAATGCCCCTGCGGCCTGACCACCCGGACTGTCGATATCCAGCAAAACCCCTTTAACGTCCGGGTCGTCCATCGCCTGCTGCAGGCGGGCGGTAATGCCGTCATAGCCGGTCATTCCGGAAAATGGTCGCATGCCGCCAAGCTTATGAACGAGTGTTCCTGAGACAGGCAGCATGGCAATGCCATTTACCACCTGATAAAACCGCGCCCGCGGCTTGTCGCCAGACATATAACTCCCGGTAACAAGCTCCATACCCGCCTGATCAAGGCGTTCCTGATCCTGGGGAATTTGCAGGCTGCCAATACCGGATTCCCGGCCTAACGCGCAAAAGAAAACCCGCGCGTAGGCGGGTTCAAGTAACAGCGGGGCATTGGTGGCCTGGCTTATTATGTGCGGTAGATTACGTTGCACGCTTATCCTCCTCCGGCTGGCGGCTCTCTGTTATTTTTTGCTGGTACGTTTCTGTTATCCAGACAGGGCGGGGAAGCCCCGCCGTGCGGCGTTCTTCGGACTCCCTGACCTGCTGGCGGAAAATGTCCTGGTAATCTTCACCCATAATGGCCAGCTCTTTCTCGTAGGTACTGAGGCCCGCCTCAATACGCATAACGGCCTCCTGCACTTCCTTGAGCCCGTCAATCGCCATGCGTCCTGCACCAATCCATTCAGCCCGACTCCAGCTTGAACGTGCCTCCCAGAAAGAAAAGCGCGATCGCGGCGCTTTTATTACTCCACGTATCAGCGCCTCCTCAAGCCAGCAGGAAAACATCTGCGTCGCCAGTCGTCCGGCTATCAGTTTCCGGCGTCCCATAAAGTAACGCCACGACTCATTAGCAGACGCACGGGCGCTGGAGTAACTGACCTGAGAATAATCGCGCGAAAGCTGCTCGTAGGACACGCCCAGGCCTGCGGCGATATAGCGCAATATGGCCTGTTCCAGCGCGGAAAAACCACTGTCAGCATTCTGTGCCGTCTGCAATTTCAGCTCATCACCAGGGTGAAGATGGGGAATTTTTACACCGCCGAGTTTTACATTGTTGGCAGCATAAAAACGCGCATAGCTCGCCAGGATACTGACCAGCGGGTTATTTTCGTCCCCGCCTCCGGCCCCCGCGATGTATTCAAATGCCTTATCGGTATCCAGCTCGCTCTCAATCGTCGCGGCGTACATCGCCTTAACAATGGTTGACTGAAGCTGGGTCTCCTGAAGTGTATCGAGCATTTTCAGACGCTGCATCACACTGTAAAACTGATTGGCGCCGCGGGTCTGCCCGTCCTCCACTGGCTCAAAAATGTGAAGCATTGCCGGGCGACCTGACACCAGGTATTTGGGCACCCGCGTCCACTGACCTGAACCTGATAACGGCCAGTCATCTTCGCAGACGTGATACGCCAGCGCCCTGCCATTCCGGTCAACCTCCACACCCGCTCTTAACTGCTTATTCCCCATAGCGTGACCGGGCGTATCAATGCGCTTTGGACTTATCGCTTTAAACCGGGTCCTGAACAGTTGCGTGGTTTCCGCATCCCAGACTGGCTGAAGAAAAATCTCACCATTGAAAGCGTGTACGCCAACCCCTTCACGTATGAACTCCGTAAACGTGCGCTTCCCTTCAATGTCTATTTCACCAAAAATGCCGTCACAATATTCCGTCCACGCCGATTCCACTTCATTGATAAAGCTCCGCGCGGCAGATTCCCGCATGCCCAGGTATTGCCAGTTCGGACGATAACTGATGAGAAACAAGTGCCCTACGATGTGGTCCTTATGTAATGCCACCGCGTTGGCAGCAATACCGTTATTGCGGACCAGATCATCGGCGCGGGCGTTACCCAGCCGCAGGGATGGCAACAGGGCGGCATCCGCGCTTTCAGCGGGAGGCATCCAGTCGGCCAGTTGACCACCAAAACCAGCACCGCCGCCACTGTACCCCAGGCTTTCACGTAGCGGCGTTCCGTTGACATCAATCAGTACCGGCCCCCGTTTCATAACCTCACCCCTGCCGGACCGCGACGCCCTCCCGTTTTCAGGCTGGCTTCCATTTCTGCGATGTACTTTTTCAAATCACTGACGGAGGTTGCGGTAAATTCCACCCGGCGCCCGTCTTTTTGCACCGTCGCCACGCGCTTACCCATCATCAGGTCATGTAGCGCGGCACGAGCTTCGATTAATTCAGCCATTGTTGCCATTATTAAGATCTCCCGAAAGCAGGGCGGCCAGCTCCTCAAGGGTTGGGCCCGTTTTATTCTCGCTTTTTCTGGACGCGGCCAGCGCATCCAGATCCAGTTGCCAGCGCTGAACGGATACTCTGTACGCCGCATAGGCATACACCAGACAATCCAGCGCTTCATTACGCCTTTTCTTTGCGTCCCACTGCAGCTTTATCTTTCCGTTTACCACCTTTTCCACCAGCTCTTCAGCCACCAGTTGTTTTGCTTCCACTTCCGAAAAAATCTCCGGATTATCAGGAAAACGAAAGGTGTAAGGCGAGGCTGAGTCAGGCGGGGTGGAAGGCTCTTTAAGTCTGGCGTAAATCATCTCTTTGGCGGTGTCAGTTCCGATTTCACATAAAAAAACACCGCGCTGATTCCTGCTTTTTGGCATGGTAATAACAGGTTTTCCGTATACCGACGCCCCTTTTATAGGTAGCACCCTGAATATGCCGTGCTTTTTTGAGCGTTTATAAACTATTTCGGCATCAATACCCCCGGTATCCCAGCAGACGCGGGCAATCGACATTTCAGTACCGTCCGCATGGAGATATTTTTTATTTATCGCCTCATCAACGCGCGTCAGGGTCTCTTCGTGATCCGGTCGCCCCATAATGATTTTTTTATCAATCAGAAATGCTTCTTCTCCCGGTGCCCAGCCCCAGACATACATTTCAAAGCGGTTGGCCTGGGAATCAATGCCTGCTGTCAGGTAAACCACCCGCTCAGGCACCACCGCGCCATAACGAATGACCTTCTCAAGTAGGATCTCATAACCGATTTTTTCGGCTACCGCCTCTTCGTACGTCTCCCCCAGGGTGGTATTAATGAAAGTCTTGACGCCATTTGGATCTTTCAGCGCATCAAGCCAGTCATAAACAATCTGTACCCAGGTGGTAAACGGGCTGTAGGCCGTCCAGATGTGAAATGAAATTGAACGTGGCGGCGGTATTTCATCACCAGCAGCACTGTAAAAAGTCAGGCCGTCGCGGGTCCATATCCCTGTATTGTCACAAATCCAGCGCCCTTCTTTCTGGTCAAGTTCTGACTGGCGAATTACGCATCCATTATGTTCACAAAGGTAATACACCGTTTCCGGTTTACCCTTTTCCCATTTCAGGCCAAACGCGGTACTGTCATCACCAAATTTCAGGTACTGCTCTTCGCCGCAGTGCGGGCAGGGTACGTGGAACCGCATAAAGTGCGCCGACTCATTCGCCGCCTTGTCAATCTGGCAGGTTCCTTTGGCTTTAGGCGTGGAACCACGAATGGATTTAGGCCATACCGATCCCTCAATACGCTTGTCACCCAGCAGGGTTGGCGAACCTTCTTTTTCCACATCCGGCTCAAAAGATGACAACTCGTCATAGCAGGACACATCCACCGATTTTTCACGGTAGTTTTTGGCTGCTGCACCGCCGAGACACCAGAACCCGACACCGGAAGAGAAGCGTTTCAGGGTTAGTGTGTTATTGCGATGTTTACGACCGAACCAGGGGGCCAGTTCCAGAAGCACCGGAACATCACGGATGGTAGGTTCCACGTGCGACTTCATGAAGTCTTCTGCCGCTGAGTCCGTTGGCTGAAAAAGCAGGCTGTTACGTGATTTATGCTCAATAAAATAGGCTTCCACACCCAGCAACATTTTGGTATAGCCCACGCGGGCTGATTTAATCAGGTTAACGACGCGTATTCTGTCATTACCCATCGCATTCATTATTGCTACCTGAAACGGCAATGTTTCCCATTTTCCTGGTGTGTAGGAGGACTCTTTTGGCAGATAGTAATACTCATCGGCCCACTGCACGGCTGTAAGTGGAACAGGAATATGCAATGCGATCAGACCATTTGTTATAGCCCTGTTAGCATTATTCGCCTGACGTTCTCCTGAAGTCATCAACCCACTTCTCCACATCTGCTATCGTGGCCGCTTTGTCCGATGCTTTTGCAATTTCCGTTTTTATTGCATCAATGTGTTCAGTGGTTAAATCCGGGTACTTGCGTTGCAATGTAAGAGGCAGCCTCGACAATATCCCTACTATTTCCTGAGCAATTCTTTGCAAAATATAAGTAAACAGCTCAATATCCATAACCTCTGATTTACGTTCTGCATTTTTCAGTTCCTGCGCATCAGCCTGCGCCCTGGTCAGCCGGTAACGCTCATAGTCAATGGTTCCCGGTACAAGATCGGATTCAGCGGCAGCCCGTAAATCATCAACTTCCTTACGCAGTTTTTCATTTTCTATGGACGCATCCCGCTCGGCGTACCACTCAATCACCGCTGCAGAATCAAAAACAGCTTCCACACCCTTCCCGCCTCCGGACGCCAGTGGCATTCCCTGACTTTGCCAGCGTTCAATAGTGCGGGGATCAACATTAAAAAACTCTGCCAACCTCTTTTTGTTAACTTTCATAAAAAATTACACCTCAAAAATAAGGTACGACACGAAAACCCATAAAAATGGCAAAATCACAGCCTGACGTGTCGTTTCTTTTTTTAAACAAAACCAAATAAAACATAACGTTAACAAAAAGAAGCACCGACACGTTTTTCCTCTGAAAATTTTCATAAGGAGTGAAATCTCGCGAGCGCGTCGCCCCGTAACGGCCTGATTTGCCGGAAAGGACCCGCGCAAATGACATTCATTATCACTACCTTCGCCGTGCTGACTCTTCCACCACGGTTTCGCCGCATGGTTCTGGTGAATGTGGCAGGACAGTAACAGGACGGCGCACTGAGGTATTACTCGCGTTTAACTGATGGATCAGGCCGGATGCTGTGTGGATAATCCTGCGGCCTCATAACAACTCCGATAGCCCCGATACCATTCGCCCGTGAGGGACGCTGTGCCTGTGCGGGCTTTTTTTTACCCTCACAATACCTATTCACACTGCGTGCGAACGTACTCCTGCAAATACTTCAGTTTTTCCTGGTCGCTGATGATTCCGGCGCGGATATTGAGAACGTTTTGTCCAGCACCTGGAGAGAGTTCGACGGTGGCAGCATTGCCCACGCGGCTGGTGCTGGCGGTTTCGGTCCGGGTGGGCACTGAACATCGCCCTTCGACGCGCACCCGGCCACCAGCAGCAAGGCGGCGCTGCAAATCAGTATTCCTGGTCTGTGCATCAGCTAATTCCTTCGTGTATTTTTCATCGAGGGCGGCAACGTCACGCTGGCGCTTAGTCATGTCGGTAATTGTCGCGTTCGCCAGCGTCAGCCTATGAGTAACGGTGTCGCGCTGCTCTTTGTAGGCGATGGCATTATTTCGGTAGTGATTTGCCAGCAGACCGGCAACAATTAGCGAGACGAGCAACAGGCCAACAAACATCGTTTTCCAGTTGAACATCATGACAGGAACAGAGCACGCTCCGCCTCACGCCGACGGGTAAGCCCGTTCAGGGCTTTCCCACCAGCCTTATTCCAGCGCAGGAACTCATCAGCGGCACCAGCGTAATCACCAGCGTTTAGCTTCCGCAGCAGAGTTGATGTGGATAATGTCCGGGCGCCGAGGTTGTACGCGAACGACACCAGCGCATCAAACTGGCCTTGCGTCAACTTGACCTTAACCAGTCTGGACACATCATTTTCATAACCGACTAAACCAGTTTTAAGCAAGCGCTCGGCAGTAGCCTCGTCAATCATCATTCCGGGCTTAACTGGCTTACCGTCAACAGAGTGGGTCCAGCCATAACCAATCGTCCAGGGATCTCCCCCCGTTCCCGGGTCCGGATAAGCTGTCAGGCTACAACCTTCAAACTCTTTGATTAGGGTAATGCCTTTTTCACTGATTCTCATCATTAACCCCTGCACGTTTTTTGAGTGCGCTAATTGCGATTTCGCGCAGCTTGTCCACACCGACAAAGCCAATAATTCCGCCAACGAAAGGCGAAATGGAAACCGGCAGGCCTACCACATCAAGCGCACTGGTGACACATAAGGAAAGAGCGCCACACAGGACGCCCTCAAGCCATTTATTTTTACGGGTGGCGCCGTCGTATATCAGTCGGCCGTAGGCAATGAGTCCGGCCATTAACGCCCCAAGTATCTGGGGCCACGCATTTTTGAGTCCGGTCAAAACCGCAGCCCAGAATTCAGGAGTCTTGTCATTCATTTTCATAAGCCTCACCTCCGATGATTTCGGATGGTAACTAGAGTGAGTGAAATGGTTGGGTTGCAGGGTTTAATATCTTGTAAAACAGGATTGCCTGTGGTTGCAGAATCTGAAAGTAAAATCACGCAGAGTACAATTTTAATGAAGGTGAGGCACAAATACTGCAAATTTAGCTTAATTGATTGCGTGCTGAGTGAATTCTGTTTGACAAAAACATGCTATTTATAGAATGTTAATTCCATGTAATAAAAAGGATGTGTAACTCATCATGCCAACGGGAATTAAACCAATATTTATCAATAATATGATGTCAACATATGGATTATCCCATCCTCATGACAGCAAGGTATTTCCAGACCTTCCAGAACACCAAGATAATCCTTCGCAATTACGCCTCCAACATGATGGTCTTGCTACCGATGATAAAGCCAGGCTGGAACCAATGTGTCTTGCTGAATACCTTATCTCTGGACCAGGAGGAATGGACCCTGATATCGAAATTGATGATGATACCTATGATGAATGCCGTGAGGTGCTATCACGCATACTTGAAGATGCATACACTCAAAGCGGGACATTCCGCAGACTGATGAATTATGCCTACGACCAGGAATTGCATGATGTAGAACAACGCTGGTTGCTGGGAGCCGGAGAAAACTTTGGTACTACCGTAACTGATGAAGACCTGGAGAGTTCAGAAGGCAGAAAAGTGATTTCCCTCAACCTGGATGATACAGACGATGATTCAATACCAGAGTGTTATGAAAGTAATGATGGCCCACAACCATTTGATACAACACGCTCATTTATTCATGAAGTAGTACACGCGTTGACTCACCTTCAGGACAAAGAAGATAACAATCCAAGAGGCCCGGTAGTCGAGTATACCAATATCATTTTAAAAGAGATGGGTCACACATCACCACCAAGAATCGCCTACGAATTTAGTAATTGACACTCATCAAAAAATGCAAAATCCCACGATGCTACAACACAGTAACCAGTTCAGGTCAGCAGTCCATAGACACTGGCTCCTGTCAGGATGCCACCTGCTAACCCAGTACCGGAAATCGGATCGGACATTCATCCCCCTCTGGTTGTGTGGGTCCTCTCAGTTATGAGGGGAAATAAAAAAGGCCGCCGAATGGCAGCCTCAAATGGAATATGTATTAAATTGGAGGTTCTAACGGTCCCGCCAGAATCTCAGCCTCTCCGTTGTGACAAATGTCATCGCCCTGCGTCAGATGCCAGACACCAATAATAGTCTGACCAGTTTCCAGGTCCTCGGTTACGCCGTGGGTGTAGTAAGCAACCTGAACCCTGCCGTTGTGCTGTATCCAGTAGAAGCCTTCTTTCATTCTAATCTCTCCTCTTCTTAAGAGGAGTTTAGCTATTGGGATTGCAGGTTGGCGTTAGAAATACTAAATCATCAATGAAGTATTTCTCTGGTCCGCCATCGAGGATTCGAACCCCGAACCACAGAGGTAGAAGCTCCGTGCTCTTTCCAGTTGAGCTAATGGCGGAAAAAATTGACCAGTGAAGTCCACTGGTCATGGGTCATGCAGTTGTCTCTGCGAAACGGGTGTATCCCCACCCAGTGTTTTCAGTATCGAGAGCATTATCAAATGCCATATTAACTATAGCATCGCAGAAAAAAGTCATACTGATAATTCCCAATGACGCACTTCTGAAAGGCTCTATGGTTGTATTGCGTTGTACATAGCGCAAAAAATACCGATTGGCAGACTTAGAAATGGAAAACCCCGCACGATGGCGAGGCTTGAATTTGTTTGGTCGACGATTGAAGCTATGGCGACGATATCAGATTTACTCAAAATGTATGCTATTTAATTGACTTTTGCAATACCCTGCTGCGAAAAGGTCGCTTTTTGTTGTGATCTTGTTTTCACCAGACAAAGCAGAGATTCGGTATCAAGCCTCTTAAAGATGTTACTCATCGCGCGCCAGTAGTCCGCATAGTTGTGGCTCCAGTTGTCAGGCTTAACCCCGCACAGGCTGGCAAGCTCCTGTTGCTGGTAGACGTATCGTCCGGCCAGCCCCTCTCTGACATCCTGCGCCGCCAGCCAGATAAGTTTCTTCAGCCGCTCCACTGTCTTGCCAGCCATCTTCCTCCCTGCAAGCTGCTGTCTGAACTCGCACCACGCCCAACTTGTTATTTCGACCTGGTGTTCCCAGCAGGTATTCTCACTGTAATTCCACAACAACCACGCCTTGTAGTGTTCATCGAGTGAAAGAACCGCCCGGCGCCATGAGGCAGTGGAATATTCCACAGGCTTCACCAGCGGGATAGCGCTTCCTTTCGCCAGCGACTGCTTGCCGGGAATTGGTGGGTTATTTAACGTTATCCAGCTTTCTGTTTCCTCGTCCCAGATACGCTGTTTTTTTCGGGGATAGTTTTTCGTGTCGAATTGCGCGTTCTCCAGCCAGGCCAAAAGCTGCCCTTTAGTCTCCCCGCTTAAATCGGCTGTCGCTACCATTAGCTGCTCACGTACATACTGGAGGTATTGAGTGTTCATTGAGTAAATCCTGTGAACTGATAAATACGAACAAAATTGCGCAGGATGCGGTAGTCAACCAGCACCGAACCCGGACGGCGGTAAATACGGAGGCGCTGCCAGCGCATGCGGAGTATCTCGATCAGTTCTGGTTTCATGCGGCCTCCAGCTTTTTTAGCGCACGCAGATCCGCCAGTGCCGCGAGCCTGATTTTCTTCAGCTCCTCGACCGTCCAGCGGTGCGGGGTGTTATTGTTCTCGAGTGCCAGCACCGCCGCCTCACCGTAACGCTCAACCAGCGCGGTACGATATGCTTCGATGTTCCCTGATTTGTAGACGTTGCAGACATCACACTGAAGATGGATGTTGAAGCGAGTGAAGCGCAGATGCCCGGCGGCGGCCGTACTCCTGTAATGGCCTGCATGCCATGCGAATGCCGTCTTCGTTCCACAGGAGATGCAACCGAGTCCTTCTGCCAGTTCGGTTTCGCGGCAAATGTCATTTACGGCGCGCTGCGTCAAGTCAATCCAGTGCTTCAGCGGCTTAACCGCGGCTTTCCGCTGGCGCCAGGCGGCGCGTTCTTTTTTCTCAGCGGCGCGCTGAAGGGATTGCGCCTTACGTTGCGCGGCTTCGCGAGCTTTTCTGGTCTGTTCTTTGCCGACGGTGCTGGCGCACTGGTACGAGCAAACGATCTGCCCCTCGCGTATCGGGTGAAACCACTGGCGGCATTCTTTGTTTGCGCACTTACGGCGCGGTAATTTAGCCATGTTCACCCCCAGACCTTTTGGCGTAAGGATTTTGGCGTCCGCACCCGGTGTGCATATTCTGGTAATTTCGCGCTGACAGTCCAGGTAATGAAGTCAGGGTTCAGGCTCTTTTCTGTCCTTATGCCCCGCTTCTGATAATCCGATATCAGAGTGTCGGCCTGCTCGGTTGTACAGTCGTGATGATGGAACCAGGAGTATTTCATCGCCATCACCCCGCAAAGCTCATGAGCTGGGCGGCGGCGTTCTCGGCCTCGCGCTGAGTACGGAATGTACGTGATAAAATCCAGCGCCAGAGAACATCAAGCGCGGATTTATACAACTGCTGAAATTCGACCTCATCCATGCTGGAAAAAGCGATGCTGCGGGGATGTTTGCGAAGGGTGCCGTCCGGTAACTGGATGGCGTCATAGTGACCAGCCTCAACCGTCACCCATGCGCGGTAGGCATCGAATGATTTACACAGGCTAATCCCGTTTGTTACCCGGCGGTTTGCAATCTGTTCCAGATACTGTTCAGCCGCATCCAGTAATGCGCTTTCATTCCCGCCATATGCAGCGAGAAACTTTGCATAACCGTTTACCAGTTTGCGCTCATTGGCAGAAATGGCGCCGCCGGTGGGTTCCCAGTATTCAAACCCAAGATTAAGCAACGCGAAAAAGCGGCGATGGAATGCAGGATTCCTCACCTGACGGAACTCAGCCACCAGCACGGCGCCGAGTTTGATTTTTGATTGCAGAATATCACTGGTCTCCGGCGTTGCGGGGATCAGAATTCCAGATGACTGCTTGATGAGTTGTAATTCGTGCGCCATGGTATTCTCCGTGGCGCAGTAGATTGGGAGTTCAGCCCGCAAGCGAGTATAACAAAGGATGATTATTCATGATAACCGGCTCTGATAGTTAGCTCATTAATCAGGGTATCGCTCCCCATGATGTCATTTTGCAACAACGGCAGAAACCGGACATAGCGGCCATCCCGATACATCAATGACCTGTTGCAGTCAGGAAAAAAATCCATTTCAGCAATTACTGTCATGTCATCACGGCGAATAACAGCATATTTACAAGTGAATGTTTTATTTAAATTTTTCACGGTGTCTCCATAGATAACGAACTTGAGCATTTTTAAAGCATCTTCATGCTCACCATGAATATATAGGAGACTATTAATTATCATCATCAATAAATATGGTTATTTTTTGACCATGTGCAATGACATTTTCTCTGTGTTCTATTTATAATCTTATAACTGGTTATTTTTTGACATGCTCATTTCCCGGACATTAAAAAAACCGCCGGCGCAGGTATTAAGTACGGGTACATTGAGGTTGTCTGACACATCACAGGTGACGGAGATTCATCCCCCAAGGTCTCTTACTTAGCAATGAAGACAACTACCTCCTCTCTGTCTGGCCGGTTCGATCGCAGTCTCTCCTCGTTACTGGTGCAGTCACTGTGACAGTGATGCAGATGATAATCAGGACGATTAACATCGCTGCGGTTGACTTATCCGGCAAAATTATGCTGCCATGATGCCAGTTAACCATACTGGCATCATGGCCAACCGGCATCGAAAAGCATGTTGACCAGACTCGCAGGCCATTGAATCACGCAACAACCAGTTACTATCATCTGATGAAAAAGGCTGTGCATAACAGAATCAGAACTGACTGGTATCAGGGCCATGTTCTTCAGCAGCAAATACATAAGATGAAGCAAGATATAAAGAATGAAGGAAAAATCGAGTATAAAAAACGTACAGAATTGTCTGAAGTAACTTCCCTGCAGCATTGACGCCGCAGGGAATCTATTTATGGTGTAACTATATTGAACCAGAACTCAAACTTGTCCATATAGCCCAGCATCTCATCCAGTTTCGCAGCATTACCGGTAACGTTGACTTCTCCTTTATCTTGAGCCTGCTTCAGAGTTTCTTCCTTCAGGATAATTTTATTCAGCGTGTCACGGTTCAGAGTAATCGTGGCATCAGCATCTTTCGCTTCAGCATTAGCCGTGTGGTTCAGCACGCCATTTTCCAGCTCAAGCTTGTACTTTCCGCCGTCGCTGCCAAGGTCAATATTAAATACCGCCCGGGCATTACCCGCTTTTTCACCGTTGATATGTACAGCCAGGAAGTCGAAGAACATTTCAGGGGTCATCGCCCGAACGGTATCCGGACTTGCTGTATTTGGCGTCGGACCTTTAACCACACCGTTACGCAGCTCCTGCGCACCGGTCAGGTAGAAGTTACGCCATGGACCAGATTCAGCCTGATACCCCAATTGCTCCAGCGCATCGGCTTCAAGGTTACGTGCATTCTGGTTATTTGGATCGGCAAACACGACCTTACTCACCACCTGAGCAACCCAACGGTAGTTCCCCTGGTCAAAGTCTGCTTTAGCTTTCTGAAGAATCGCATCGGCACCGCCCATGTATTCAACAAATTTCTTGGCCGCTTCTTCGGGTGGCAGCTCATCAAGGGTTGCCGGATTGCCATCGAACCAACCGAGATACAGCACATACGTTGCTTTTACGTCATGGCTGATGGAGCCGTAATAGCCGCGGTTGGCCCAGGTTTTTGCCAGGCTATCCGGTAGTTTGAAGTTGGCCGCTATTTCGTCGCGAGTCAGACCTTCATTGGCCATGCGCAGAGTCTGGTCATTGATATAACGATACAGGTCTCGCTGGCTTTTCAGCAGACCAACAACATTCTCGTTACCCCAGGTCGGCCAGTGGTGCTGGGCCATAATAATTTCAGCTTTGTCACCCCAACGCACTATAGCTTCGTTGATATATTTCGACCACGGCAACGGCTCACGAATTTTTGCGCCACGTAGCGAGTAAGTGTTATGCAGGGTGTGAGTGACGTCCTCTGCGGCTTCGATGAGTTTCTTCTCTTCGATGAACCACAGCATTTCCGAAGGGGCTTCCGAACCAGGGGCCAGCATAAAGTCGTAAGTCAGGCCATCAATCACTTCTTTCTGGCCGTCTTTATCGATGATATTAGTGGGCGCAATCAGTGTCACCGTCCCCGCAGAGGTGGTCGTCCCCAGTCCGGCGCCAACCTGGCCGGAGGCATCTGGTTTCAGGAGGTTGCCATACATATAGCTGGCACGGCGGCTCATCACGTTGCCGGCCATAATATTCTCGGCTACTGCTGCCTCCATAAAGCCAGCAGGCGCATACACTTTCACCTTGCCGGATTTCACGTCCGCTTCATCGACAACGCCACGCACACCGCCATAGTGGTCAACATGGCTATGAGTATAAATGATGGCGACAACAGGCTTATTGCCACGGTTTTTGAAATACAAATCCATACCGGCTTTGGCTGTTTCCGCAGAAACCAGCGGATCGACAACCGTAATCCCCTCTTTACCTTCGATAATCGTCATGTTGGATAAATCAAGGTTACGAATCTGGTAGACGCCGTCTGTGACTTCAAACAAGCCACTGATATTGATTAGCTGGGACTGACGCCACAGACTAGGGTTAACAGTGTCAGGAGATTTTTCCCCTTCTTTTATGAAAGCGTACTGCTGTGGATTCCAGATGACATTCCCTTGCTCTCCCTTAATCACCTCTTCAGGTAAACCAGCGATAAAGCCTTTATGGGCATTCGTGAAATCGGTGTTATCAGAGAAAGGAAGTTGGTTATAAAGCGCATCGTTAGCTTGCTTGGTTGAAGCAGTGGCACCTTTTGGGGCTTCCTGTGCAAATAAAGGTGTCAGCGCAGTGGAAGAGAGTAGCCCCGCCAGCGCAAAACTTTTAACGATCAACTTAAGTCTCATTTGTACCCCTCATGTAAAAATATTCTGTATCACTCAGTCTGGTAGATTAATTATCTGTTAATTCAAACAATTAAAGTTATTGCTGACCATTTTCTCTCTTTTAAATATAACCAAAACGTTACATTTCGCTATTTATGGATACAAATAAATCGTGTTTTACGTCAGCCAGTTCCATCCTCTTTTAGTAAGTGGGGTAAGCTCGCTTCCCGTTTCCGGGAGACAACTATAATTATTCCCCCTACTACAGAAGCTTTGACTATAAGTTCGTCACTGTGGAACAAAAATCATCTCATCAGCCAAAAATGCTGCCTGGCCTGATAGCTTTTCCATTTTTCACTGTGAGGTATCTGCGCACTACACTGGATAGTAATTATTCATTATATGAGGCGGTTAAGGATGGGGCAGGATTCGGACGACAGGCGCCGTACTTCCAGTGCTGGAAGGATATGGCAGGATCATAAAGATATGGTCACGCAAGCGCTACGTGTAAGTATTCCGTGGTTCACATTTGTGAATATCAGTTTTGCGCTTATAATTTTATTTCGCCACATACTCATCAGTGACTTTGACAAGTCGATCAGTGCACAGACTGGAATACTGCCTTTAATAGACGATATTATGGGCAGTATTATTATTTTTTCGTTCCTGATACTCCTTTTCATTTACCGCCTTCCGGCCAGATTTACTCCTCTTTGTCTGGTGATGCTGCTGATTCTCAGTCTGATGTGGAGCTATTGTAGCTACTGTTTTATTGTCTGGTGGCAACTGCCTTTTGCCTGGCCTCTCAGTGTCATCCTTATGCTTACCGCGCTGGCTGCGCTTTATTATCATCTGCCAGCGTTGCTACTTTTCATCGTCCCGTTATGGCTGACCGCCCTGCTGGCCAGTGTGCAGCTTAACCAGTATGTGAATATCCGGTTTTTATTAGTCTGGCTTACTCTTACCGCCATACTCATTTATGGTCGCTTTATCCTGCAGCGCTGGTTTGATGAAGCCTGGTTGCGTTACCAGGAAAACCGGATGCTTATCGCGCGTCTCGACGTTATGGCTCACCAGGATGCACTGACCGGGACCGCTAATCGACGTTCAATGGAAATTTTTCTTGGGGATGCTCTCCGCCAGACGGAGCCGTTTGCACTGATCATGCTCGATGTGGACTATTTCAAAAACTATAACGACCATTATGGTCACCAGGCTGGCGATGCCTGTCTGGCAAAGGTGGCCGGGGTAATGAAGAGGTCGGTTCGTACTCCGGCAGACCTGGTGGCACGTTACGGGGGCGAGGAGTTTGTCGTTGTGCTGCCTTCGTCGTCGCTGAATGAAGCTGCACTGGTTGCTGAACGTATTCAGACAAACCTGCGTGAAACCGCAATGCCGCATGCAGCATCTGCGGTTAGCGAAACGGTCACCGTCAGTATGGGCATCACCCTTTCCACAGCCGGTGACACTGTTACCGGCATTATTGCCAGAGCGGACGAGGCCCTTTATCGGGCTAAACAACAGGGACGTAATCGTTGGGTAAAGTAAAACCAGTTGCCCGGTGTTTGATACAGATGATCACCTTGCCATACTCAGATAATTAAAACTGAATATTTGGAAGCAAAAAAGACAGTCGGACTCACGGAACCTTTGCGCTGGTACAGCCTGAATATCAGATAAAATTATGTCCAGCCGCAGACAACCAGTTGACAGTGGAATATTCCTGGTGTTGTGAACAAGGCGACATTCACAACACGACTGTGCTCACGGAATTCAAATGCCGAACGGGTGATTACGATATTCGCTACCTCTGCAAAGTTATATTATTCGATTTTCATGCAGATTTCGCCTCCCGGTGATGTCCCCGATAAAATGCCAGTACCCTTTGCATCGTCACGCTGTTCCGGCACTCCGTACAGATAACGTTTCTGGTCCGGTCGTAGGAACTCACGACACCTTCCGGCGTTTTCAGAAAGCGGGTAATCCTGGCATCTTCACGTTTCTGCTTCCAAAGCAGGAAAGCCTGTTCCGAAGGAAAAATACCGCTTCTCCCGGCCTGATACAGATCCCCACAACTTTCCGCCTTTTCCAGGTAGTGGCGGGCTGTAAAAATGGTTAACCCTGTTATCTTCCGCAGCTCTCCAAACGTCATCCGACCGTGTGTTCGTACCAGTTCCGTCAGGCGCTTCTGTATTTCAGCTTTCTGCGCCGGTGTGTAATTTCTGCTCATAAATCCCCCCTGTTAAAGCCTTCCCGCCGCCTTACGCCGTCTGAATTCTTCCATCATCAGTTGTGCCGGGGTTGGCCCTGCAGGATGACGCGGCGCTGCCAGTTGACGGCGTACCGGCGGTATGCTGAAACCATTACCGACGTGTTTTGTCCACTTCGCCAGTAACCGTTCTGCAAGTCGTTTCAGTTCGCCTTCCGTCATCTGGTGCTCAACGCCCGTTCTGCGCATCTCGGTGCAGATGTGATACAGAACCGGCTGAGGCCACGGATATTTATCACTGCCGGAGTAGCGCCAGGACTCGTTACGCCAGTGACGATATTCCGCCAGCACCGCATCGGCTGTGAGACCAAACGCATTAGCTCCGCTTTCAGAAACCAGCGAAATAAACTCAGCCAGGTCCGGCGGCCATGTCTCAGCCGCCCGGCATCGCTCCATACACTGCTGACAAATCAGCCGGATTTGGCGCTCAGTCATCGCCCCAATCTGGGCCACCCACAGCTTCGAAGGCGCCGCGCCATTCTTCTGCGTCCATCGGTTCGAATAAATTTCCCCCATGACTTCCCAGAGTCGCCAGGCCGTCTCCGTCGCTGGCGATCCCGTTTTCGCGTTCCCACTGCACGCGGGCTGCCCTGATTTGCTGTACTGCCCGCGATGCGGTGCTGTCTGGCTGGATTTCTGCATGGCTTTCTCCCCTGCTGGCTGGTTTCGCCTTTGCCCTGACGTGGTTTACGTGACGGGCGAATTTTTGTTCCCACTGGATTTGTGTGAACACCTTTCCCTCCGACGTCCAGTAATCCCTGAACGCGACAAGCTCCGTAGGTAAATACTCCGGCTCTGGTAACGCAACGCCCCACTGGGCGGCCCGTTGTCGGAAATCCAGCGAGGGATGCCAGTCATCCATCATTGAGAATTTCCCGATCGGCTCGTTCAGGCCTTCCCGGTATTCCGGTTCAGTCACGACAGGCTGTTGCATAATTCCAGGCTGACTAACCGGAGCACTCGCGCGCGCACGCGCGTTATGTGTGGGGTTTAATTCTTTTAGATCTATATCTTTATTAGTTCCCTTTTTGTTGGCTTCCTGTTTAAACACCGAACCAACACCTGTTGAACATGTGTTACTTCCACTGGCGGCCTGCGTTTTCTTCCTGTTCCTTCTGGACTGAACAGATGCTTTCCCTGCTGCCGACTTTTTCGCCAGAACATCCCTGACCGCAGCGAGATCATTCTCGATACGCTCATGAATCCATTCAGTGCCGTTATCAATGAAAAATTCTCTCAGGGACTCTTCCACAGCCCCCAGCGTTCACTGCTAATCCGAGCAATTTTTGCCAGCCTGCTTTTCGGGATAGCTCTTCCGGTCTGCCAGTAATTGAACATCAACAACAAATAGGCTCCATGCTCCTCGGCAGAAAGGTGCATGGTGTCCGCCAGATAATCAGCGATGTAAAGCTGCATGTATGGAAGTGTGGCCATAAAGCCTCTCTACGCTCTTTTCCGGGCGATCTGAAAACATAAAAAATTACTCACTGGTCATGTCTCTGGTACTGCTGGCGATAACCGCTACGTAACGCCTGTAACGCATATATGGCCTCGTCACACTCCCGCTCAAAATCCGCCAGCGGCGCGCCAAGAAGTACCGCGCTTGCCACTGCGGTTTTTTTAAAAGCTGTAAAAGCAGGTACTCAATGCTCTGCCCTGCCGTTATTCGTTTATGCAGTTCCGGCGCACTTTTGCGGATCGCCTCCAGAATAGCGGGGATCAGCGCAGAGAATTTCTCGCAGTGCTCCGCCGTTTCCCGTTTCCGCCAGCGCTGAAAAATGTTTATCCGGTTACGGCGCCATGCGTCGTAATCCACCGTTCCGTCGTCACGCTCGATACGGTGAACCGCTATTTCCGGTCGCGCCGTCTGCTCCAGGAATGCGCGGGTGATCAGCTGCGTGGCGGTTTCCTGGGTTATCTGTAGATATGCCAGCCATGACGATAACGCCTGACTGGCTGTTTCAGGGGTGATCATGGTTGTTCACCTTCGCTAATATGGTTCTGCTATCGTTCACATGAGGCGGGAAAACATCATCAAGAACACAGCGAGATCCCAGATGGTTAAGTGTGGCAACAATTTTTCGGCACTCCTCCAGTCCGGGTGTGCGAAAATTTGCTTCGTAGTTCGCCAGACGGCTCTGTATCCATCCCAAATGAGTCGCAAGCTGCCTTTGAGATAGTCCCAGTTGCTTTCTGTATGTTGAAATTTTGTTCATTTAAAACCTCCGAATTTTATTATTCACAATTCGTGAGCATAGTCAACTACACATACGTGAGTATCATCAATTTCACGTAGCGTGATAAAATTCCAAACATGAAAACGATTGCAGAACAAATTGGCGAACGTCTTAAAACTATCCGCCAAAACAGAGGATTAAGCATGGGACGACTGGCTAAGCTATGTGGCTGGTCGGGGTCGTCACGCATTGCAAATTACGAGGCTGGAACGCGGAGTATTGGAGCTGAGGATGCTATTACGCTTGGCCAAGTGCTTGGCATTTCCCCCGCAGAACTAATGTTCGGTAAGCAGGAAAATGCCAACTCATGGCTGAGTGATAACCAACAAAAGCTACTCGAATTGTTTAATCAACTGCCAGCATCTGAGCAAACACGTATGCTTGATCTGTTTGAAATCAGATTAAAAGAAATTGATGAGTATGTAGAACAATACCTTAGAAGCAGACAGCATAAAAAAGATACTCCATCCTCTTGAGCTAACCTCCCCTCTTAGTAATCCCGCAAATGCGGGATTTTTTTTGCTTATCCATATCCCACCAAGAAAATAATGCTCACAATTCATATTGACAACTTACTCACGATGTGTGAGCATTTGATATATCAAGACAACGCCAGACCAGATAACAGCCGGACAATACCAAGAGTTATCCCGCTGCTGAGTCGGGCTAAGTAGCCAGCCTGAGGCATACGAACATGACGGCAGTTGTTGTTGAGTAACAAGCGCAGTAGATAAAACGTTCCGCCGCCGGGCGTTAAGCGGATGAGGTGAAAGATGAAGATGCAAGAACTTCCAGTAGAGGTTCAGGCTATCGCAGCTTCTACTCTGCGTAGAAAAATGAAAATCAATGACCAGCGAGCAGATAAAGAGCCAGTCGAGAAACTGGCTCATGAGGTGAGAGAGGCGTTTACGAAGCTTTATCTTCCTGTTGAGGTCGATCCCTCTCAGCGCGGTAGTGGTTAAGCATATGTGTAAAAACATCCGAAGCATCACTTGCGTAACTAATTTTGCCCGCTCTGATTAACTCAAGAACCACTTCGTGAGCTGCTTTTTCAGGAAAAACAAAAGGGCTGGTTGTATCAGACATAATATTTCCTTACTGGTTGTGTGGAAACTCCAGTATACCACCGCCCCGATGTGGATAAAGACGGGCGTCAGCTCCACGATACGGAGCATACAACACGAAAGCGCGTTCGTTACTTAACTAAGGTTGTCGTTAAATCCACCGATCCTGGTTGAGCGCGCTTCCGGTTGCGAGTGGAACCCGTGACATTGCTGTGTGTAGTCTTTGGCGGTACCAGTTCATTCCTTTCTGGTTTCCGCCCTTTTTAAAGCGAATTTTGTGGTGTGGTGAATGCGGCTAAGCGCACGCGGCACAGTTAAAAAGACATAACGGTCCTTCATGTTGTGGGTGGAAATAGTAGTCGGCGGTAATGGTTAACTGGTTATCGTCACCTGGAGGCACCAGGCACCGCACCAACAAGATTCGCTTATAAACAGGCAAAGAGGATAAAACGATGATACCTGTCATTACACCTCGTTCCGACTGGATGCGCAGTCCGGTTAAACAGCAGACTGCAATAAACAGAAAACCGGGCTTGATTCGTAAAATTTATACTCTACTCACCCAGAAAGGAGACCCGACATTAATTAACTGCGCATATTGTCAGAAAGCAATACCGGAAGAGACCGCATACGAATATGAACTGATATATATGCACGGAACGCTTATTTCACGTAAAAAACAAAAATATTGCAGTAAACGCTGTGCCAGCCATGACCAGATGGCACATGAACTTTAATTAATCATTTACTGAAACAATAAAACTATGCCAGCAATGGCAGGGATTCACTCAACCTGAAAAAGGAAATAAAAATGAAAAATACAACGCCTGATGTAGCAGTATTACAGGAACTAAAAGAACTCACCAGCCGTATATTTAAAATATGCGAGCAAAACAATATGCCGGTAGTTATTGGCTATTCATACGAGTTAAGCAGAAACGAAGATGGCTATTCAATAAATAAATCAATAACTGCATATGCAGATGAAAAAACAGGGGCATGGGACTCCACTATAGCCGCAGCAGCCATGTTGCTCAAAGTGAAAGACGTCCCCGGGAGGTTATTGGTGCATTGAAGAGCTTGTCTGTTGCCAGTGATTTTGCACGGGCGATGTCTGAGGCCTCAAAGGAAAAAAGCCTGCATTAAATGCAGGCGCTTCCCCGGCTTTACATCCCGGCGATGCTGAGGTGAGCGACCAGACCCACCAGAGACATGACCAGTGAGCACCCGGAGAGGATTTTCACTGGCAAAACGATTTTAATCTTAACTGAGGTTAAAAAACAATGAGCATTAAGCAGGAAGAATATTCATTTTATTACAAGGTTAAAAATGAAAGTGCCAGGAAACGCCTCGGCTTTAAAGCCGGTTTTTTCTGGTGTACAGCTAAAAAGCAGTCACTCGCCCTCTCCCGTGGCGAACTGGCTATGGATGCTGCCGGATTTGATGAAGCTGATTTTGCCAGACCTGTACGCGTACATTTTCCGGTAGAAAATGACATTCCTCCCGAGGGTGTCTTTGACACTAAATTTTGTGAAAACCGCGAACCCGGTGGCGAAGACGGCAAAACCCTGACACTTATCCCCGGCGCAGCTTCTGCTGTTAAATCAGATGAAACAGAACGCGCCGACGGTGCTGGCACTCCTGCCGGAGAAAACGGCATACAGGAATCTCATAACCCGCCAGCAAACCCTCAACTGACCGTGGTTGCGACACTGCCGTTCCGCCATCGCGTTCTGGCACAGTATATTGGCGATGGAGAATATCTTTATCACGTCGATACAGGCCAGAAAAAAGAAATCGCGTGTCTGGAGATGGATACTCAGAATACCACTGTCCAGAACCTGATACTCGCCGCAGAAAATGTAGAGCCGTTCAAAAAAGCTATCGAGCACGATATTCACAAAGCAGTGAATGCGTATAAACAGGTATTTCCTGTCGATGGAAAAGTGCCTGAGTTATGCACCACTATTAAGTTTTTTAAGGAATGGTTCAGTGCTGAACACATTAACCGCGGCCTGCTGGTTAAGGAATGGGCTGAACGCCTGAAGAATAAACCTGCACCCGTTAAAAAAACCGGGCCACATAAAGTAATTGTCGACGACGTAAATAAGCCAGAGCGTCCACGCCGTAGCGAAAAACCGACACACAGAACGATTAACTATGAGCTCGCCTGTGGTTTCTGTGAGGAGCTGGATCTGAATAACCTGCGTCCTGCAATGGATTTTGCAAAACGTATCATCGCCGAAGACCGGGAAGACTGGAAGCGAATGTCGATGACAGTGGGCATTATCCCCGACATCAAAGGCTACGACCGACAGACCATTATTGACCTGGTACGCAAAGCGCCAAAGGCCGTACATAACGGTAATCCTGATCTTCGCCGGACGTGGTGCGAAAGCTTTCTTGCCGTTCATGGTGTTCGCGATCCGGACTGGTACGAATATGCGCCTGATAACACCCCAACAACCCATGAAGAAAATGCGGCAAGGCTTCGTCAGGCGGGTAAATGTCTGCGGGATATTGAGGCAGGGAGATTTCAGTGTGATGAAGAAAAACCACAACCGGCAGGCGAACTGGCAGATGAACCAGCAACGCCTGAAGCAGTGGAACAGGACACAACTGAACATCATCCGGACCCGCAGCCGCTGGAGAATGAGCCACCTGTAAGCCAGACAGAAGCAGGCTACCAGAAAATACGGGCAGAACTGTACGAAGCACGTAAAAACATTCCACCCAAAAGCCCGGTTGATGTTGGTAAACAACTGGCAGCCGCACGCGGTGAATACGTCGAGGGCATCAGCGACCCGAACGACCCAAAATGGGTGAAGACCGGGACAAGCCAGCCGACCACCGAACCTGAACTGGTTAAAAATGTTGGCAACGGTATTTTCGACGTGTCCGCTTTAATGCAGAACTCATCAACTCATGGCACAGAAACGAATCCGGAGATCACCAGCAATGTGCAGGTTCAAGAAGCTGACAGTGATGAAAAACAGGCTGGTGATGCGGTGCAGGCAGGCGAAGGCGATCTGGGTACTGGTAAAGAAGCAGTTACCGTAGAGAACCAGAATCAGGCTGAGACGCACCAGAACAACGATTCTGTGAGCCAATCTGAACCTGAGGCGCAACAAAACGTACCGGAATCGCAACAAGAAGAGCCAGAAGCAGCCTGGCCGGAATACTTCGAGCCGGGCCGCTATGAAGGTGTACCAAACGAGGTTTACCACGCCGCCAACGGGATCAGCTCAACTCAGGTGAAAGATGCTCGCGTGTCGCTGATGTACTTTAACGCGCGTCACGTAGAGAAGACTATCGTCAAAGAGCGCTCTCCAGTGCTTGATATGGGCAACCTGGTACATGTTCTGGCTCTACAGCCGGAAAACCTCGAAGCAGAGTTCAGCGTAGAGCCGGAGATCCCTGAGGGTGCTTTCACCACCACCGCCACCCTGCGCGAGTTCATCGACGCGCACAACGCCAGCCTGCCAGCGCTGCTGAGTGCTGACGATATCAAAGCGCTGCTGGAAGAGTACAACGCCACCCTGCCGTCGCAGATGCCGCTTGGAGCTTCGGTAGATGAAACCTATGCATCGTATGAGCAGCTTCCCGAAGAATTCCAGCGCATTGAAAACGGCACCAAACATACAGCCACGGCGATGAAAGCCTGCATCAAAGAGTACAACGCCACCCTGCCCGCGCCGGTTAAAACCAGCGGCAGCCGTGACGCGCTGCTGGAGCAACTGGCAATAATCAACCCTGACCTGGTCGCTCAGGAAGCGCAAAAATCGTCGCCGTTGAAAGTCTCTGGCACGAAGGCCGATCTGATTCAGGCCGTGAAATCAGTCAACCCGGCAGCGGTATTCGCCGACGAATTGCTGGATGCGTGGCGGGAGAACACCGAAGGGAAAGTGCTGGTCACCCGCCAACAGCTCAGCACCGCGCTGAACATTCAGAAAGCCCTGCTGGAGCACCCGACCGCCGGCAAATTGCTGACTCACCCAAGCCGCGCTGTCGAGGTTAGCTATTTTGGGATTGATGAGGAAACCGGGTTGGAAGTTCGGGTACGCCCTGACCTTGAGCTCGATATGGGCGGCCTGCGCATTGGCGCCGACCTGAAAACTATTAGCATGTGGAACATCAAGCAGGAAGGCCTGCGTGCGAAGTTGCACCGGGAAATCATCGATCGGGACTATCACCTGAGCGCGGCCATGTACTGCGAAACTGCGGCGCTGGACCAGTTTTTCTGGATTTTCGTCAACAAAGACGAGAACTACCACTGGGTCGCCATCATTGAGGCGTCTACCGAGTTGCTGGAACTTGGCATGCTGGAATACCGCAAAACAATGCGAGAGATAGCAAACGGCTTCGACACTGGTGAATGGTCAGCGCCTATCACAGAAGACTACACCGACGAACTGAACGATTTTGATGTGCGCCGCCTTGAAGCGTTGCGCGTACAGGCATAAGGGGAAAATCATGGAAAACACAAATATTGTTACCACTGAGCAGCAGGCACCAAACACCATTTCTGCCAGTAACGCAATTTTTAACGTTCAGGCACTGGGTCAGTTAACAGCTTTCGCTAACCTGATGGCAGACTCACAGGTGACGGTACCGGCACACCTTGCAGGGAAACCAGCCGACTGTATGGCAATCGTCATGCAGGCTATGCAATGGGGCATGAACCCTTACGCTGTGGCGCAGAAAACACACCTGGTTAACGGTGTTCTTGGTTACGAGGCACAACTGGTCAACGCAGTAATCGCAAGCTCCAGTGCCATTCATGGCCGTTTTCATTACCGCTATGGGGGTGACTGGGAGCGCTGCACCAGGACACAGGAAATCACACGCGATAAAAACGGTAAAAATGGGAAGTACACCGTCACTGAGCGCGTTCGTGGCTGGACAGATGAGGACGAGATCGGCCTGTTCGTTCAGGTTGGTGCCATTCTGCGAGGTGAATCTGAAATCACCTGGGGAGAACCTCTTTACCTCTCCGGCGTTGTTACCCGCAATTCTCCGCTATGGGTTTCAAACCCTAAACAGCAAATTGCCTATCTGGGCGTTAAATATTGGGCTCGCCTGTACTGCCCGGAAGTGATCCTCGGCGTGTACAGCCCTGATGAGGTTGAGCAACGAGAAGAACGCGAGATTAACCCTGCTCCAGTCCAGCGCATGAGCGTACAGGAAATCACCAGCGAGGTTAGCACCAGGACCAGCGCGCAGGAGTCGGCAGCTAACGTTGATGCTGTTGCCGACGATCTTCGCGAACGCATTGATACAGCAAGTTCCGTTGATCAGGCAAAAGCAATCCGTGCGGATATCGAATCACAGAAAGCGTTGCTGGGTACTGCGCTGTTCACCGAATTAAAAAACAAAGCAGTGAAGCGCTATTACCAGGTCGATGCACAGAACAAAGTCGAGGCAGTGATCAACTCAATTCCAAACCCTGGCGAACCGGAAGCCGCAGAGATGTTTGCTAAAGCTGAAAGCACGCTTGGCGCTGCTAAACGTCATCTTGGCGACGAACTGCACGATAAGTACCGCGTCACCCTGGACGATATGAAACCGGAATACATCGGCTAATTGCATCGGGAGGGGTTACGCCCTCCCGCCTGAGGAGGTTTTATGCGCCTTATAAATCGCAGTAAGCAATCGCCATTGGGCCGTCGCGCATGTGATGTTGCACTGGCGGCGCATCATGAAAAGTTCGGCGATTACGGCAGACAAAAGCACGTTACCAATTACACCGTTGTAGTGGATGGCGTAAAGGTGCCTGTTGAAGTAGTTAACCGGGCCACCAGCTACGTAGCCACCGCAATGATCGGCGTCCGGAAACTTAGAAATCTGCCAGCACAGGCAAACTGAATATTAGCGATGGCCCGCTGCGGGGCCACTGGAGAAAACGATGAGCAACATTATCCAACTGACGCCAAACAAGTGGGTTAGCGAAAAAGTTCTGATTGCGGTTACCGGGCTTAAGCCCGGAACCATTACCCGCGCCAGAAAAGAATCCTGGATGCTGGGCCGCGAGTACCTGCACATTTCACCAGACGGAAATCCGAAGCCTTCGAGCGAATGCATATACAACAGAGAAGCCGTTGATCAGTGGATCGAGGCGCAGAAAAAAAATCAACCAGGTGCGAAGACAACATGAAAAGCAGTACACTCGTCAATGCTCCTGGACGTCAGGAGGGATTAATGGCTAATGCATCATACCCGACAGGCGTCGAAAACCACGGCGGTTCGCTCCGCATCTGGTTTCTGTATAAAGGTAAACGTGTCAGGGAAAACCTTGGTATCCCTGACACTGCAAAAAATCGCAAGATAGCTGGCGAACTGCGTTCTTCGGTTTGTTTTGCGATAAGGATGGGGAATTTTAACTATGTGGAAAAATTCCCAAACTCACCGAACCTTGCCCGGTTCGGTCAGGATAGAAAGGAAATTACTGTGCTGGAGCTTACCGAAAGATGGTCCGAGCTGAAGAGAATGGAGATCAGCTCTAATACCATGAGTAGGTACGAATCTATCATAAAAAACATGCTTCCACTCATCGGCGAAAACAAAATGGTTTCTGCGGTGACTACTGAGGATTTGCTGTATGTCAGGAAGGAGTTGCTGACGGGCTTTCAGGTAATGAAGAAGGATCACCGGACTCAGGTTAAAGGCCGGAAATCGTCCACAGTGAATAATTACATGATGCTGATGGCCGAGATCTTCCAGTTTGGAACAGATAACGGCTATGCAAAGGAAAACCCGTTTAGCGGAATTAACCGTCTCAAGAAAGCGAAAGGGGAACCAGATCCACTCACGACAGACGAGTTCATCAGGTTTATCCAGGCATGCGGACACCAGCAGATGAGAAATCTCTGGTCACTGGCAGTCTATACCGGAATGAGGCATGGGGAGTTGTGCGGTCTGGCCTGGGAAGATATCGATCTGCATGCCGGGACGATCATTGTGAAGCGCAACCTTACCCAGACGGATGAGTTCACCCTGCCAAAAACCGACGCAGGTACTGACAGGGTGATATATCTCATTCAACCAGCTATTGATGCCCTGAGGAATCAGGCCCAGTTGACACGCCTTGGCCGGCAGTTTGAGGTTGAAGTGAAGTTGCGGGAATATGGACAATCTGTCATTCAGCCCTGCACGTTCGTATTCAGCCCTCAATGCGTCAAACGTGGACCTCGCACAGGATATCACTACGCGGTTAATTCCATTAATAAAATTTGGGCCCCGATAATCAAGCGTGCCGGCATTCGTTACCGTAACGCGTATCAGTCACGACATACCTATGCATGCTGGTCATTATCAGCTGGTGCTAACCCAAACTTTATAGCAACGCAGATGGGGCATACCGATGCACAGATGGTTTACAAGGTGTATGGAAAGTGGATGTCAGAGAAGAGCGCAGAACAGGTTTCTCTGCTCAACCAGGCACTTTCCCGCTATGCCCCATCACTGCCCCAAAGCATGGTAGCAGCGCAGTAGAAATCCTTAAATTCAAGGGGTTAGCAGTCGCATCGCTACATTTTTATAACATGGGGCACGAAATGCGCTCGACCCTAAAGACAGCTTATGGTGTGATCGGGGTTCAATAAATCGCTAAACAAGGTATACTCCAGCGGTTTTCTTAGTTGTTTATTGTACTAAACGCTCCCGTGAGAGGACGCAACAGCGCACCTATGACACAATTCGCTTCTCCTGTTCTGCACTCGTTGCTGGATACAGATGCTTATAAGTTGCATATGCAGCAAGCCGTTTTTCACCACTACTATGATGTGCAGGTAGCGGCTGAGTTTCGTTGCCGTGGCGACGACCTGCTGGGTATTTATGCCGATGCTATTCGCGAGCAGGTGGACGCGATGCAGCACCTGCGCCTCCAGGAGGACGAGTTCCAGTGGCTCTCCGGCCTGCCCTTTTTTAAACCGGATTATCTGAACTGGTTACGCGAGTTTCGCTATAACCCAGCTCAAGTCTGTGTCACCAACGATAACGGCAAGCTGAATATTCGCTTAACCGGCCCGTGGCGTGAAGTCATTATGTGGGAAGTGCCGCTGCTGGCCGTGATCAGTGAGCTGGTTCATCACTACCGCTCGCCAAACGCGGGCGTTGATCAGGCGCTCGACGCGCTGGAAAGTAAGCTGGTTGATTTCACTGCGTTAACCGCCAATCTCGATATGTCCCGCTTCCACCTGATGGACTTCGGCACCCGCCGCCGTTTCTCTCGTGAAGTGCAGCAGGCGATAGTTAAACGTCTCCAGCAGGAGTCATGGTTCGTCGGCACCAGCAACTATGATCTCGCGCGTCGCCTGGCGCTGACGCCGATGGGCACTCAGGCGCACGAATGGTTCCAGGCGCATCAACAAATCAGTCCGGACCTGGCGACCAGCCAGCGTGCCGCGTTGGCCGCCTGGCTTAACGAATATCCGGACCAGCTTGGTATCGCATTGACAGATTGCATTACAATGGATGCGTTTTTACGCGATTTCGGCATTGAATTCGCCAGCCGTTATCAGGGGTTACGCCACGACTCAGGAGACCCTGTCGCATGGGGCGAAAAGGCGATTGCCCATTATGAAAAGCTGGGGATTGATCCGCTGACAAAAACGCTGGTCTTTTCAGATAACCTTGATCTGCAAAAGGCGGTCGAGCTCTATCGCCATTTCGCCTCTCGCGTGCAGTTAAGCTTCGGCATCGGTACCCGCCTGACCTGCGATATCCCTCAGGTAAAACCGCTCAATATTGTGATTAAACTCGTGGAATGTAACGGAAAGCCGGTGGCTAAACTTTCCGACAGCCCCGGTAAAACGATCTGTCATGATAAAGCGTTTGTGCGCGCGCTGCGTAAAGCCTTTGATCTCCCGCAGATCCGCAAAGCCAGTTAA